GGCTTGCCGGGTGGGGTTGGCTGGGTATCCGGGGGGTGTCTAGGTGGGCGACGGGTCGCATAAGGCTCCCTCTGTATTATTAGGCATGGTTAGGCGATGTCTACCATGTCCTTTGGCTGCCAGCCACGCTGTATCATCCTGAACTGAGCACGGCGATTCTAGTCCGTGAACCGAGCGAGTCGGATACACCCTAATCAACAGTTTGAGCGATACTCCACAACCCTGTGTCGATGTTCTGTGGTTGGTAGCCAAGTTTCTAATCCTAGATAGTCAATCTCCTATTCCCGGAGGTGCGGATGGTTTATTCTGTCCGTGCCATTCCGGGGTATCCCTGTCGGTGCCACCAATGTCATATGACCTGCGGTGTCATGGTTCGACTCCATGTAAGGGGTATACCCCACGCTAAGTGGGGACACGTGGGGTGCGCCTACATATCACGCACATTTCATAGGAGTCTAAAATGACTACACAAACTCTTCTCGCCGCTTCCATCGACCGCATCGTCCTCGGACGAGAGAAGGTCAAGTTCGGAACGGTTTACACCCTCCTCTACACGACGGCTAAGGCCATCGAGGGTGGCCGTATCGAAGACGTTAAGCGTGCAAACGCTCTCATTGAGCGTTCTATCGCTGACGGAAGCATCGAACTCCTCTGCACCGACGAGCAGATGGAAATGCTTGAGTGGGGATTGGACCAGCTCGCTAAGTTCACAACTGGCGAATGCATGGCCATCAAGGAGCGCAAGCAACTGGATGCGGTTGCTCTGCGTGTTGCTGACTTCAACCGTAAGGTTGCCCAGTCGGCACAGTACGAGTTCTAAGAACTCACGATTGACAATCTGGGAGTTTGGTGCATCTCCGGCAAAATGCACCACTATCTAGTTCCAAGGAGAAACGACAAATGGTAAGCAAGCAACTGTATCTCGCCCTCTGCATTAAGATGCGCCTTCAATCGGCGCATTTCCAGATCAAACTGGACAACAATGGTGAGACACCAAGTTGGTATGTCCGCCGTATCCTCTTCCTAAACCGGGTAATCCGCAAGGAAGAGGCCAAAGCGTTTGGCCGGTAGGCTGGTGCCTTGTAGGGGTTCGATTCCCCTACTACCTTTTTCCCAATAGGGATGTTTGAAGGAGAAACCGATGAATACTCATCAATTGGCAATGCTGAGGACCTTGGCCCTGATGTCTAAGGAAGAGCTTAGTAAGCTCAACATCAAAGGTCGTGACATCCACGACGTGACACGGAAGGTCACCTATCGTGACCAGAAGGGTGTCGAGACGGACTTCCTCGTTGACCTCAAATTCGCAATGAGGCATCACCGAGACCCCGAATGGAAGGGCTATTTAGTTGCACCATCGACGTGCGACAACCCTAGCTGTCCATTCCATACGGGACGCACATTCGTGTACGTCTTTGATTACAAGGGATGGGGGAAGACGGAATGGATGTGGGATGCCCCCGATGGTGAGGGGGTTGACAGTGGTTGCGGAGACCACTCTTGGCTGACCGACGACATGAAGGTCGAGGTCAAGTAGATAGACTGGGAAACCGGGGTTCGATTCCCCGGCTATCTTTCCCCAACAGGGGTTTGTTTGAGGAGAAAGACAATGATTACATTGATGTTTGACCACCCGACATTGGAAGCCACCATCAACGCAGGAATCACCACGTTCTGCCAGCGTGGCAACATCGCCATGCCGAAGAACGGCGATACCGTTGCATTGGCGTATGCCATTGCAAAAGATGTGCGCCCATATGGAATGATGTTCACTCACCAGATCCACCTTACGGACGATTTATTTATTCAGCCGAAACACATTGACGACGAGCGCCACACATGTGAGTGGCTCGTATACCGTCACTGCCGAGTGGTGATTGACGGAGTTACAGTGGACGCACCTGTCCACGTGGCCAACTTTGGCTGGTCGTCTGATTCATACAAACATGAGCCAGCCGAATATGGCAAGTATTGCTATCTAGCTGTCATGAGGGGGAATGAGAATACCCCCACGTGGGAGCAGATGTACTACGACCGAGAGTTGTTCTATGTAGAGTTTGAACGACAGAACATTGAGAAGATCAACGCTGGACGGTAGAGCTGGTGCTAAGCCGGGGTTCGATTCCACGGCTACCTTTCCCCAATAGGGGTTTGTTTGAGAAGGAGAATGGGAACTATGTTTGAAGGATGGTTTACAGCTCACGGCTTCACATGTCGATGGTGGCCAGCAGAACACAACAACACATGGATATGCATTTCGACCAGCAATGGTCTCAATAAGCAGAAGGTGTACGTTGTTTCGCAGTCTCAACTGCGAGACAGGCTGTCTGATGCAGCCAAGACCTTGCCAAATGGCGAGGTCATAATCCCGCAAATCAAAATGATTGGCAACTAGGTAGGCTGGTGCTAGGCTGGGGTTCGATTCCCCAGCTACCTTTTCTCCCTAGTGGAGAAGTTTGAAGGAGAAAGACAATGACGGAAAGAGAAAAAAGAATAGCTGCAATCAATGCAAAAATGCCAGAAGGCCAACAACTGCCAGCTGATTATTGCGTGGCAGATACGGTGGCTATGGTCATTAACTTGTTGCTTGCAAGCCTCGTCGTTGGCACGATTATGTATGACATGATCGTCACACTTATGTCGAAAGGGTAATCTAATGCAGAATCTCGTAAATCGTAATCGTAAATTGGTTGATGCCAACACTGGCCTCACCATGCTCTGCGTGGCACTGGCAATCATGTGCCTCGCATGTTTCACGCAGAACATCAAGCTGCGTGAGAAGAACGCACACCTTGATGACAGAATCGCTAACGCAGAGGCAGTCTGCGGACAGAAGTTCTAATCACTATGGGGGATGCGCATCCTACACGCATACTAGAAAGGAGATTAAATAGCATGAATATTCAAGACATCATTGCCACTGTCTGCTTAGTGCCAGTTGCCTTTGTTGCTATTGGGTCAGCAATATGTTTGCTCTGTATGCCTTTTCACTACCTTTCAGATTATATGCATTTAATCTGTAGGAAAAAGTCTTAGTCACTATGGGGGATGCGCATCCTACACGCATACTACAAAGGAGATAGAGATGAAGAAAGAACAAGAAGCCCACGACAAGGCATTGCAAGCCATGCATGAGTTCTTCTGGAACCGCAAGCCTACCGATCCGTTGGTAGAAACCATGCGTAGACAGAAGGAACTGGTTGAAGCATGGCATCAGGCCGAGAAGGCATACAAAGCAGCATACGCAGAAGCTATGCGTAAGAAGTTCCTCGACTTAGGAGATACAAATGAAGCAGTATGAATGTGGTTTCGGTAACAAGCGTGTTGATATAGGATTTCACACGTACTACGCAGTGTGTGCTGACACACCTGAAGCAATCAGCTACAAACTTGATCTACTCAAAGACAGCTTACGGCATCGATTTGAGTTTACGCATCAAGATACAGGAGCACTTTGGTCTTTTGATGTAAAGAAGATACATGTGTACACAGTCACCAAAAAGTACAGTCTGAATCGTGGGTCAATCAAAGAATGTCTGTCTGTACCACCTGACATTTCTTTCAGTATCGCTCTCGAAGGCAGGTGCGCCCTGCATACAGAGGGCAAGGCAAGTTGTCCCGATGATGCTTGCCAATACTTAAGGGCAGCTCTTGATAGGGCTATCCCTGAATCAATCGGAATAAACTTTTTTGAGGTAATCAAATGAACACACAACCAATCTACACAGCTAAAGAACTCGCACAGATCGAGAAGATTCGTCAACGTGCTATCGATCGGGCTAACCGAAAGCCTAAGCCTAAGATCTTCACGACTCGCCTAAACAAGTCCGAATACAAGTACCTTGTGTCGGCTGTTGGGCGTGACATCCTGTGCAAGGCTGTAGATACTACACAAGCACAGACCTACACATCAGAAGCTGCTGCTGAGAAGATGCTATTGGCTCTGGCTGTAAGCCCACAAGAGCATGGTGTACTACTACGCTTTGCCAAAATGGTAGCCGACAAGAAGGCACAACTCAGCCAGTAGGGGTGTAAATAAAGAGGGGTGTAAAATTTATACCCCTCAATTTTTACTAGGGGGGAGGGTGTAAAATTTACTACCCTCATTACATTGAAGGAAAAGCAATAAGGAACTATAGTAATGGCACGTGAGAAGAAGGTAGAGAGAGATATCCGCATTGAGTATCCATCAAGGAAGACAACGGATGATTCATACAAAGCCAAGTGGGGCGTGTATGAGTACATTGTCAAGGAAGATGGCACTGTAGACCGCAGGTTCCTGCAAGACTTTGATTACCGTGACATGGCAGTCGAGGCTTACCCTGAAGCCACATTCAAGCCGAGCGGATATGTGAACCCAGAACTATGAGATTCCAAGTAGGCTCGCGAGTACGTAATGTACGACGACCAGATGTGATTGGTGTGGTGACATCACTTGATGCACCCGCCAATCAGTGGAAGGTGCGACCAGAAGACTTTCGCATCACCGTCAAGTACCCACGGGTAACTAAGACGAGCAATGGCAAGTGGAAAGGAGGCGAACTGGACGAGTTGCCAGCTGACCTTCTCCTCACAGGAGAAAAGCCACATGAGGCATACACAGAACTACTCAAGAAGAATGCCTACGGTGTTGTAGCAAACATCGGGGCATGGGACAAGAAGAAAGCTAACGAGAGAAAGACATGACAGCGATAGTAATATGCTCATGCATAGCCATCCTTTCAATCATCGGTTTGATCGGATGGTTTTTTAATTCAATAGAAGAAGCACAGAAAAGGATAGACGACAGAGATGAATAACATTATCGAGCCACACATTCTCGCAACTCAAGTTCTCCGCGCTTACAGTAAGCACGAAGAGATCACTAACATCGAGTTCCACAATGACTTCAACATGCGGTCTAAGCACCGCTGTAACCTCAATGGGACAATCAACATCACACTTATCATGCAGTATGAACGCATGACTAACGCCGTATACAGGCTCAACCTTTCCATCCACGACAAGACGTGGCGCATCAAGAGTGACGGTTACATCAAAGATGTCAACGTTGCATACGACCAATCATGCCCGGATTGCCAGCCAACATACATGATGATGCGAATGTACGCTGAGACATTCGTAGATACTGTACTCAAGCTCAAGACCGTTGAAGGTCATGGGTTCCTCGTAGACTAATCACTACTGAGGGGTGCGTCTCAGTGACAACGCACAAGAAAGAGAAAACAAATGCTTACACACTACCTTAACCTCATCCTTAACTACGCCTATCGTCGCATCCATCCCGGCGGTGCGTTTGAGGCATTCATCAAGCAACAGCCTGATGCCATTTACAGACTGGATAAAGATGCACAGCGCAACCTTGCAGAGATCTGGAAGTTTGCATATCAGCATCTTGACCACAGTTCATGGGGCGCACAAGGCTTTGAGAACTGGGTGGCAGGTACACCTACAGAAGCAGAGCTTACAGACTACTACAAATACTACAACGACTTAATCAAAACAGATTGGACACAGGTGGATACAAGTCATGGCTAACTACCCGTATATTTACACTTGCCAGTGTTATGACTTTGAGGGTCGAGAATTCGGCCCTCCTATTGTTTGGAGAACTGCAGCATGGGCTAAAACGTGGTCTCGATACAGAGTTATTATTCAAGAAGAAACCACACCCGTAATGAATGTACGGATAACACGTAGAAGGAATGGAGCATACATCGATGAGCCGTTCATGCTAGTCTGGTTTGATAACAAAACTGGACAACCAACACAGACACGAAAGAAGGAACATTTAATCAAATGATTTACACAGAACGAGAAATAGTAACCACGTTGTATGACATCCAACGTGCTATACAAAAAATCGATCCAGTGATGTTTGGATGCCTTAACGAAGATCATATTCTTAAGATCATGCAGAGTTCGCTTGGTCGCAAAATCAAAATAGATAAAGAGTTATACGGCACAGTTATGTTTCTTAATGAAGTCATAGTCCTGTTGTACAACGCTAAACAGAAAGACATACCAGAAGATCTGAATGTCTATCTTGAAACATGGAGATTAGCAATCTATCCCCTGTTCAAACATTATGTTGAAGAACGTGCTGGCCGATTCATCTTTGTTCGCGTAAAGAAATAACTAGATGTGAGGGGTGCGTCTCACTAACAACGCACAGAAAGAGAAACAAAATGTCAACAATTAATATTCACTCCGATTACTTCAAGTCTAGCTTGCTCGCCCTCAAGGGCAAGATCGATGATGGCATTGCAAGGTCATATGATTACTACCAAGTTTGTTATCATGACGACACTCAGTTCATTAACAATCACAGAATCAATGCTGCATATCGGTTGCGCTTTAATGCCGCAAGTGTAGACGATAATGGCGTTATGACAATGCTTGATAAACCAGTAGCGTTGATAACTGCTGAACTTGAGTATCGTGAGTCAAAAGATAGTACTGATAGTTGTGCATCAAAGAAGAAGGCATACGATGTCATACTTCCTGATGGCACACTGGAAGAACAAATAGATTACGCCATTGAGGTATTCAAGACCGTGATTACTGAGAATCAGATACCACAAATCCCACTGGACTTTTGGAGGTTTGCATCGGAAGGTATGGCAAAGTGGGAAAAGGCATACGAAGTCACACTCAAGGCTCATCAACTAACTCTGTCCGCTAAGGACTAACTGGATGTGAGGGGTGCGTCTCACCGACAACGCACAACCACACACTAAGGAAACACTATGAAGTACACAATACACACATTTCGTTCTCTCGTTGACGAGATGATGATTGATCACGTTGGATTAACAACCAATGACCTACCAGACGTAAGCCTGTGGGATTACTTTGATCCAGATGAAGACTATACACAAGAAGAAATATCTGAAGCTGCAATGCAAGCTGTCATGGCAGTACTTGAAGAGGGAGATTGTCCACAAGACATCATCGACTCTATTGTTTCCGCTGTTACAAGCATGGAAGCACGAACACTGAGAGGAATATAAATAACAATGCCACTTACATACGACACAACTAACTGCCACCCATTAGTTCGCGAAGAACTTGCTGGCATCACAGAATCAATCATCTTTATAACCATGAATACAAGACATGGATGGGAGTTGAACAAAAAGACAATGCCCGTTTTCATTCGCAGGTTCAATCTCTTAAATAAAACATGGAGGTATTTATGTATGGCTGACACAACGCATATGCGACGAACACATGACCGTATATGGCTTGACAAGTTTGGACTGCAATGGATTGGCGATGAGTATCCTCACCTTGTTCTGACTGAAGACTCAGTGCAGACGTATTGGTTCGGACTCAAAACTAATTGTGGTCAAGACACAGATGCAAAATGGAACAAGAACTTCTTGGAGAACCAATATCGTGAGTCTTTTGAGCAGAGTCCGTTTTATCTGCGATACAGAACGATTGAACAAGTAAAGGATTTATTCAATGAGCTTTGTATTTAGGCCTATTGTGTACACATTCTGGAGCACGTTCGGGGATAACACCCCGAACGACTTCATCGCTCGTTATATCGAACCAAGGTATGGCAATGCTGACGGTGTAGCAATACGCCGTAGACTTGCCCGTGAGATTGGTTGTACTGGACTACGGCGTGGTGTTGAGTACTACGTCACTGATGTCTATCACAGCATGTTCAGTGAACGTCACTGCATGGTGGGTTTTGCTGAAGTGCTTGCACCTATAACCGTTGAGTCCAAGAAAGAAGCACAAGAAATCTGTGCAAATATGGAGTTAAAGCAATGAGTGAATGGTTCAGTCTAGAAGACCGCAACTATCAGAACGACCACCGTGTACGCGGTGGTCGTGATCGTTGGTGGATTGCAATTGATGAACGCAAGATGCTAGTGAGGCACAAGTATGACAGTAAAAACAATAAACAAGTTTGGTACAAGTTTAAATATGAAGCTTGTGATACATGTGATGGCAAAGGTCATCATGTTAATCCTTCTGTTGACTGCGACGGTCTAACAGCTGAGGATATGTATTATGGCGGTTACGAAGAAGATTATTTTTCTGGCGTGTACGACGTTGCTTGCTACAAATGCCATGGTGAACGAGTCATGCCAGTAAAGTTCGGAAAAGCAATATACAAAAAATCAAATGAGGAGAATCGTTATGAGTGATGACATATTTTTAAAAGCATGGAATGAATGCATTGAAGATAGTGAGGTAGCACAAGAGTGCTACCTTTCTCTTTATCAATGCGAATCTTACTACGGTGGACCAGAGGAAGGAGGATGGTGGGGTTATCTACACATACTAAAAGAGTATTGCAAATGTTCATCATATGCACAAGCAGAAATGTTAATGGGAAAATTACAAAATTACTGCAAAGAACTTACAGAAGAAGCAAAGAAAGCTGATGGAGGAGATTGTCTGCGTCACATGGAACGCGCTGATCGGCGTGGTGAAGACGTTAGTGATGACGGATATGACGGACCATCAACGTATTACATGACAATAGAATCGATGCCGGGGCAAAACCAAATCACAGAAAAGAGTCATTATGAATAAAAGATACAAAGAAGAGTATTACCATGCAGCTGCTGAGTTTATTATGCAGACTGCAGCAACCATCTGGGAATTACAGTGGCACAACAGCGAGTGGAAAGACTGTCCTGTCAATGCACACCGCACATACAGTATCGATGTACTCGACGAGGTAGATCCACATTACACGTGGACATTTCGCATTGAATGTGGTTTTGCACTGGACTGCGTGGGCAAAAAGTGTGAGGGCGAATGCGATGACCTTAGCACCGTCGGTGTAAACATTGGCTGGGATGGAATTAGCGAAGAGGAGGCGCATTACATATGTGACATTATAGACAAAGACGATAACAAATACAGTAAATATTGGTTTTGGAATGACGGAGTAACTAAATGAGTACATACAATGGCTGGACTAATCACGCAACATGGTTGTTTTATCTACATCATCAGGAGGATGTAGAGAACTGGTATCGGGAACAGGACGAAGGCATTAAGCTGTATCCCGGTGAGTTGCAAGCATACTTTGAGGAGATCTACTTAGAATTAATTAATGGTGTCAACAATATTTACATTACTGACATCGTAAATCACGAGCTACGTGATGTCGATTGGGCAGAGATACTTAAGACAGTAACAGAGGAGTAACAATGACAGCAAGAGAATACCTAAACAAGTTTGGGCTGGATGCAAATCCAGCCCTTTTTACTAACGTAACCAATGGCAAAGACATGAAGCCCAAGTACAACTCGTACTGCTTTTATGACGGGGCATCGCAGCTTGATAGGCGACATCCTATCATCGCTGTAATGTCCAATTGCCAATACAACCCAGAGGATTACAACATCAAGACTGGTGATATGCTGCAGACCTACATCATCATGCGTAACATTCACCCTCAGCATGCCATTGACTTTATGATTGATGACTGCATTTGTGGTCAATGCATACATCGAAAGAGTTGGAAGGTACACATTGTCAATGGCAAGCGTAAGCTTGTACGTACTTGTTATGTCAACATTGGCAAGGGTGTCACTGCAATTTGGGAATCATTCCAGAAAGGTAAGATACCAATTGTGTCTAGTACTGTTGCTGCAACAATACAAGTTGTTGCTGGCAAGCAGACTCGTATGGGTTCATATGGTGATCCTGTAGCCGTGCCATTCCCAATATGGGGTGACCTATTACGTTACAGTCTAGGTCATCGTGGTTATACACATCAATGGCGTAGCAAACTAGCTCAACCATTCAAGGGCATACTCCAAGCATCATGTGATAGTTACACTGATCAAGAAGATGCAGAGCGAGCTGGATGGGGTACGTTCACTGTGCTGCCTCAACATGACTACGTCAATCGTAGGCATGTAGCGTACAGCAAGGGCATGAAGCAATGCCCTAGTGATCCATTCATCAATGAGATGCGAGCGTATCGCAATATGCTACCGATGCATACAACCTGTGTTGGTTGTCCTGCATCTCTTCAATGTGATGGCGACAGTCATGTTGTCATCCGTGCCCATGGCAGTGCAGCTGCTTGGGTTTAATTAAACAAACAAATAAACACGAGGTAACACAATATGTTTTATTCAGTATGCGAAGAAGAAGAATGGTCAACTGACCATTACGATTATGCACGTGACCAGCACTACACAGAAGACGGGGAGTTCCTCTCCCCGTGCGTTGGTGTAGAGTTGATGTCGCGTGTAGGCAAGATGATATTTACAGATGTCAGCGTTGTCTACGAAGACAGGCGTGTCATTGAGTTCATTGATGAGGCTGTCAAACAGATGAAGATTGACAGACCAACAAGCGATGAGATCGAGAAGTTCTGTGCTCTCGTTTCGTCTACATACCATGAGTCAGACATTGACGAGTTCAATAACGCAATGTTTGAGTTTATATATGACTGCACATACAGCGAGTGGACAGACATGTACAGTGGGCAAGACTTGTACGATGATTGCTCACTACTACAACCATATGGATGGGGAGAAGACTGATGACAGAAGAAAATTGGGATGATCATAATATAGCATTTGAAATCGCGCTACGTAAACTCCGGGAGGACTTCCCGGAGTTTTATGTTGAAGCATGGGGTCCGTGGGATTACTGTGTTGGTTTCAACAACGATGAGTTTCATAGTCATGACGAATTAGAAGCTCAGATAATGGACGACATAGATATGTGGCCAAATGTAGTTGAGATACTACACGACACATTCGACGCTAATTACGGAACCAATTGGGACAGGCTGCGTAGTGCAGTAATCGAAGCAAGACGTACAGTACAGGAGTTAAAAAACAATGCAAGCAAGTGACACACACATTAAGTGGATAGTAGGCGATATTAATCGAGAGTTTTGGTATGACCAGATTTATGAAGGCGCACGTCATTGCGAATGGATTAATAGTTGGACTATCAATTGGCTTGGCAACGCAAAAGATTATTTCCATGTTGACATTCAAGATGATGAAGGCAAAATGCACTGCGTTTCGTCAGTAGATGTATTGTTGTGGTTGCGAAAAGCATGGATGCTTGGAGATCGCTCGTTTGAGGAGGAGCAAGATGTAGATCAAGACGTTATTGACACAATGCTACAAGAGATATGTTTCGGTGAATTAGTTTACGGATAAGGAATAACACAATGCCTAATTGGTGTATGAATGAACTGACAATCACTGGCCCCGCAGACAAAGTGTCTGCTTGGGCTGAGTTACACACAACTAAATATGAGACAAGCACATCAGTACTGGACTTCAACAAGTCTGTGCCTGAGCCACTAGATGAGAATGGTAATGGCAATGTTGATTGGCAGTATAACAACTGGGGCACTAAGTGGGGAGCTTGCGACACATGCTACTTAGACTTCAAAGAAGGTCACATTGTTATTGGTTTTGATACAGCATGGGGTCCAGCTGACACATGGCTACACACTATGTCAGATATGTTTCCCGACCTTGAGTTTCATTGTCGGTATGCAGAACCCGGCATGATGTTTGCTGGTGATATCTATGCAGGGTCAAGAGGATACAGTCACGAGCAACGCTCCGGTGATGACCTTGAAGATGATGACCTACATCTTATGGGAGCAGAGACCTGCAATGAGTGCCAGAATTGGGAACACAAGTGTACCTGTGAGTAGATTACCTACGGTATAATCAATAGGGGAACTTACCATATTTGTGGAGCGTGAACTGCATTTCAGGCTCCACAAACTTTTTTACTAAGGAGATACATGTTAGAAACTTTATCAAAGCTTGTTGATGCAATGTCAGAGACAAGCGAATACCGCAATGGATGGAAGCAGATCGAGACTACTATTGGTGTTAATGGCATCGTCACGCTGAACTGGCCAAAGCTTAAGCTTAAAATCATCTCATTCAAAATGCCAGACAACTGGAATGGATCTATAGAAGATGCTGAGGCTATCATTACAATCGACACGTTGTACTACACAGATGACACTGAGTCAGAGATTGTGTGGAGAACTAATAGTAATCATGTTCAGCATGAGTGGGACAAACTAGTAAGAGCGCGTGTTTCAGATATTGTTGATAGATTTTTTGATGGTTCATGGACACCACCATGGAAATGCGGGTTCTGTTCGAGCCGTCATGCTGGCAAGCTCAAGCCTAAGTTCTGATGTCTCGATCAACAGCTAAAGCAAACAGGCCTGTACTTTATGAGTTAGAGTATGGGCCAAACTCTTTGTATATTCGCAGCAGTGAAACAGCAATCGCTATATACAAAGAATGGGTGGCTCAAGCAATTACTCGTAAAGCTACATGCAAACTTACTTTGTATGCCTTACTTAGCCCAACGACTGCCAAAATGTACAGCACTACACAACTAAGCCTGTTGTTAAATGGTGGATGGGAGTCTGCTAAGATGCAACATTACACAATACAAGATGGCAATGTTGTAGATTTCTACATTGGCAAGAGAGCATATAGGTATGAGTATGGTCATTACAAATACAGAAAAACAAGGAGGATGAATAAAGATTTTGCAGAGGTATTTAGTTTGTTTTGCTCAGACAAAAGTCTGGTTGAATCTTGTATAAGATCTCCTAACTACGGCATCTTTTATGGTGCGCTTACATTGGAGAATCAAACAGATGAAATGCAAAGAATCAAAAAATACTCAAGACAACTCTACAATTTGTGCAATAGGACTGGGAAGTATATTGAATCCAAAACCCCTATACCAATGCGGGTGCGATAACTGTAAATGTTCCTATCAACTGTACAAAACATTAGGTGCGTTTGTGCGTTTAGGCATTAAGCTTCTTGGGTACATCATTATTATATGGCTGTACAAATAACAGAAAAAGACCTACAGAAACAAGTGCTTTCCGTGCTTATCAATCTTGGATATCACGTCTTTGAAACTGGTAAAGCTCGGTCACTACAGAAATGTAAATCATGTGGGTCAAAGCAATACGCAACAGGATGGCAGGGAAATACTCCCGGCCTTCCTGATTTGTACATTCATAGTAAACAATGGCATCGCGGTACAGCAGTAGCCATTGAACTTAAAACTGAGAAAGGAGCGGTTAGAGATACACAGAAGACATTAAATGATTTAGGATACACGTTCATATGCAGGTCAGTTGGATGCGTATTGAGGTCAATACTCTCCATTGAAATGCAGATGAACAATGACGCAAAGGTTGATCAATTAAAAAAGGTAATAGATATAAATGGATTTTGACGTATGTCGTTTAGACAACACTGACTACATCTTCAAGCAGAACCACTGTGACTTGCTTTACGTTGGTGTTATTGAGGTTAATGAGTCAGACCAGTATGCAATACTTACAAATTCATATTGGAAATACTTGTTTGTTGGCGACAATGAGCAATCAATACTAGATGACATGAACAAGTATGGTGTTCCTATTGTTCCTCAGAAATACCAACAGATTCCTCTTGTCCAAGTTATGCGGACATGGCGATCTGTTGTATATCGTGGACATAGGTTACTTGTACTTGGATGTAATGATGACATGGCTAGTTCATTTCTGGCTTATCCATCTGGACCAATCTATCCGTCGGTTCATCAAGGTGTTTTGTATGTTCGCATGCAACCCGGAGATGACGCATCTATCTACATACATAATGGGCATCCATTAGTAGCTGGATCGTATGATGATTTGATTGCTCAGACAATTCAAATTAGCCACGACATTGCGCTTGGTATTTACAATGGCACACACGAGGTTGTTGCCGTTGATCTTTATCGATTCTGGAAACGTCACAAGACGGCTATCTATTTCGATAATGTATTAGACTTAGTGCTCAGCATAAAGAACAGTGCTGCGTACCGAGAGATTCAAAACAAGAAAGAGAAAGAGAAAGATGTTTAATCCTAGAGACCATTTCCTAAACCTTAAAGGCAAACAGTACTTGCCTGTCGCTCCACGTATTGCATGGTTCCGAGAGGACCATGCAGACTGGACAATCAATACATATCCAGTCCCAGAACTATCTGGTTCTGATTATGTTACGTTTGCGGCAGAGATACTTGATGGTGAGGGGAGACTAATTGCCAAAGCACACAAAACAGAACACGAAAAACATTTCCCTGACTTCCGCGAGAAGGCAGAGACAGGTGCTATTGGACGTGCTCTTGCACTATGCGGATACGGTACGCTGTTTGCTCAGGAACTAGAAGAACCAGTTACACCAGCTGGTGACATACGTATCGTTGATGCACCACAACAAGCTAAAGCATCTACACTTACTGCTGGCAAACAGTTTGCCTTTGAGTGTAAGCGGATATGGGGAAAGGACATTACACCAGCAGACATGAAGCGTGTGTTTGAACGACTTGCTGGACATACCAATACTACAGAAGAAAACTTAAAGTTAGTTATTGAAGTACTACAAGGATTCAATAAACCAGAAGAAGCAGAAGCTGTATTCTTAGCAATAGAGGAAGAGGGACTTAATGGACACGACTAAGTTTGATATTATCGGCGATAGTTATTGGGACAAGGAGACCGGCGAGTATGCCGGTCCCATTGATGGCTGGCTTGGGGATGAACTTAAAACAGAAGATGACGTTCTTTTAGCAATGCAGCGTTTGCTAAAATACGAGACCGAACTTAAGGCTGAGCAACTTGCTATGCAGTCTGTAGTTGATCGATGCAAGCAGATGGTCAAGGATAAAGAGCGTAAAGTTCAATGGCTACAAGCTCGATATGGTGCGCAGATTGCTGACTTTGCTAAGAAGCAACTCGTTGGTAAAGCTAAGACATGGAAATGTCCTTGGGGTCAAGTTGCTTTCCGTAACTCGCAACCAACATTTACAATACACGATGAAGAAAAAGCAGCACTTGTTATTCCAATAGACACTGGTGCTGTACAAGTGGCATACAAGTTATACAAAAGCAAGATACCGAAAGAGGTCCAGCTTACTCTTGTTGAGCAGTACCCGGACATATTCTCTGTAACAGAAGCTACAGAGAATGTATCTATTAAGGCATTGACAGCAAGCGATACCGAGGAGTAAGATTGCAGTGCCCCTGAAACTATATCAACACAGGGGAAAACAACTACCAAATGGGAGGTCACGGAAATCAACGCCGTGGCCTCTTTGTTCCCAATAAGGATTGAGAATGAGCGATCAATTAGTTTACATAAACAACATCTCCAACTCAGTAAACATCTCAGAAGTTGGAATGTTGTTTAGTTCAGACCTTGAATATGATGAGTGGTATCGGTTGATGCAAACTCTTGGTCGATTAGAGACTGCATTTCAGTTTGCAATAGGTGATGCTTTGAACTATGGAATGGCAAAGTATGGAGAGAAATACTCAAATGCTATTGATGCAACAGGATTTGCTTATCAATCTCTAGCTAACTGGACGTGGGTTAGTAAGAGCGTTCCAATTGAGAATCGCGTATCTGGATTGTCATGGTCGCATCATCGAGCAGTGGCGACTTGTCATCAATCAGAACAACAATCACTACTGTTGTCTGCACAAGCACGAGGTATCAGTGCATCAGATTTGTTGGCTGAGATACAGGGTGAGACTGAAGAAAAGAAACCAGCTAAATCAATTACAGTCCCACCCGGCTGGACTGTTGATGATGTAAACAAGGCGCTGGAAATTATAAGTAGTTCAGCAATACCTGTCCAAGACGTGTATGACGCTGGATTATCTACATTGATGAAGGAGGATGTTGAAAGAATAAGATATTGCGATCAATGCCCATACAACAACTAGGAGAGAGAGATGATTTCAATATTCAATGGTGTGCAACACACACTTGGTGGGGCACGTGACACTACATACATTCAAGTGCAGAGAGTCTTGCGCGATTACATGCACAACTTTACGCCGAGCGGATTTGTTGTGTTCATGGCTATCTGTTTGTTCATAGACAAAGACAACTACTGTTGGCCAAGCATAGGCAAACTTACAGAATGCACTGGCTTATCAGAGTCAACTGTTAGGTCTTCAATCAAACATCTGTGCTCGATGAGGATTGACGGACATGTAATCCTTGAGGTTACAAGCCGTACTTCTCCCAACGGGAGAACAAGTTCAAACGGATACCGGATATTCCCCGGTGTTGCAAATGAGCCGAAACCACATGATGTAAAGGTTACGTTGATTAAGCAAGAACGAAAGGAAACAGCAAAGGAAGATGACCCAGCATTCATCTTGTACAAGCAGTTCAAGATAGCTAGATATAAATTGCCAACACTTGAGTTGTTAAATATTACAGATAAAGAATGGAAAGATGTGCGACTTATTGTGTGGCAAATGCACAAAGCCGGAGTAACAAGTGATGATGTATATGTTCGCACTAAAGAGTTGTTAGGTAAGTGGAAGCCAGAAATGGTAACGGTACGGTCACTATGGAAACACTGGGATACGCATGCTAAACCAGTGGTTATTTCCGACAACATAAAGAAGAAAGTAGAGGCGTGGTTCGATGACGACGACAGATAAATTACTAGCAATCCTGTCACAACTACCAAGTTCAATTCCTTGGAATGAAACAAGCGAGACTGTTTACCGTGTAGCCATTCACGGATTAACAGATGACGACATTAAGCGTGGGATGCAACGAATACTTACACGTTCTAAGTTCAGGCCTACACCTTCAGAGGTTCTGCTTAGCGTCGCTATTGAAAAGTATGGCGATTATCAGCCTCAAGGTGTAACAAATGAGATCAGCGATGCGATTAGAGTAGGTACTCCAGTAAATAAGTTACACCCCACAGTCCAGCTTGTTATTCACAAGACAGGTGGCATGAAGGCATGGCGAGTTGAGCCACCAGTCAAAGGCCAACAACTCGCAGAGATTACACATGATGTATTACTAACTAGATTGACGGAGTATATGAGTGAGCAACGAGGTAGCTAGAAGCTTAGGCTTTAACATTGAGATTCCAGCGGATGTTATGAGTGAGCAATCACTCATAGCATCTATTCTTTTAGGTGGGAATAAGTTATACAAATCCATGCAACGCATAGACAAGTCAATGTTCTATCGTGTTGCCCACAGCCTTATATGGGATGCATATGGTGCCATTGATAAAGCTGGCATGGAGATTGATATCGTTACGGTTAACGAGGAGTTAGTAAAGCGTAATGCACTTGAAGCATGTGGTGGACTTAGCTACATCATGCAGTGTGCTGAACTACTACCAACAACGGGACACTGCAACAGTTATGCCGATCTTGTATGGGAATACCACAAGCGTAGAGAGATTATCTTTGCGTCAGAGTATGCAAGTAAGCGAGCATCCATTGGTGATGAAAGCACAGAAAATATAATCACTGATTTAAATAAATCTGTTACATTCATCCAATCCGGAAAGGCTGTAGACGATTTATCTGCATTAATTTCTGACATTACAGACGAGGCTATTCATAGGACTGAAGACAAAATAGACTTCAGTGTTTCTAGTGGATTCATAGAGGTTGATAGTATTACTGGTGGCTGGCGTGACGGAGAGTTGATAATTGTCGGTGGTCGCCCATCAATGGGTAAGTCCAGTCTCGGTCTTCAGTATGCATGGAATGCAGCTCTGGCATTACGCAAGGAAGAGAAGCGTACCGGGGTTCTGATAGTTAGTGCAGAAATGTCTAAGGCTATGGTCACTGCTAGGATGCTAAGCATATACAGCGGTGTTGATAGTCAAGCTATTCAGTCAAAGAAGTTATCTAATCATGATAAGGACAGCCTGTCTGTCATAGCTAGAACTGCAAAGAGTTTAACCATACAAGTTGTTGCTGATCAAACGGTTACACTGCAGTCAATCAGGGAAGCAGCGAACAGCATGAAGAAGACTGCTGAGGTTGGCGTGATTGTAGTGGATTACCTGCAGATGATAACTATGCCATCCAATGTCAAGTCAGAGAATAGAACTAGGGACATCGGCGTAATCAGCCGTGGGTTGAAGGATATTGCCCGTGAGTTCAACTGTCCCGTGATCGCTCTGTCTTCACTATCTCGTGCAGTAGAGCAACGTCAGGACAAGCGACCTATGATGTCAGACTTACGTGAATCTGGCGACATTGAATCAGATGCAGACGTAATCCAGTTTATCTATAGAGCTGGATACTACGAGAAGAAGCAAGCCGATGACCACATGGATGATATTGACAAGGCAGAAATTATAACAGCCAAAAATCGTAATGGTAGAACGGGCGTATCACTGCTCAACTTTGAGAGTAAGTACGCCCGGTTTACAGACTTTAGTTCAGACGACCTGTTTCTTTAAGTAGACTTTCTTTTGGTCACTATTGACGATGCAATCAAAACCAAGGCTCCGAGCAACATCTCGGACAGGCGCATATGATTTGCCATCTCGTAGAATACATTGAACGGCCAGTACTTCACCGTTAAGTACTGGCCCATCTTCCCAAGCCAATACAAAGTTATCCCCAAGGACAAGCCGAACAAAGTCTCTGACAGGAGCATACGTCTTGCCATTTTGTAATAACGCGACAATGTGATTTTCTCCATTGACAATCTTCCAGTCCTGTCCAGACTGGATTAACGACCAAGGGCGGATGAAGTAAACTAAATCCTTCTTTCTATTTCCAAATAAAGGTCTGTGTGCAACCTCATAACCATTCCTGCTACCATCATTGTTGCTATTGCCTTCAATAGATTTCCAAATACCGTTTTCATCTGCACCTTCAACAACACCAATGTGAAACGCATCTTGCTGTCCATTACTTAACGTCTTGACTAAAATCATTAAGTCGCCAGCCTGTGGAGATCGATGTAATACACCATTTCTTTTTGCAACCGCAAGCCACACATCACAGTCCGCGCTGAAACAGAGTGGCCAATCCAAGCCACTCTTGGTTTCCCATTCAAGCGCAATACCACTAACAAATGATGCGCACCAGAAACTACCAATCGGCGCATTGACATTTGTATTCCACCTGTCAATCAGTGGACCACGATTACTTCCAATTGGTTGTTCTTCAGTACCTATGTACTTTCTGGCTATGTCTACAAAAAGTTCTTTGCTCACTATTTATTCACTCCACCTTCTCCAAAACCAGTTAGTACACCGCTGACACCAGAGTCACCAAGTACATCAATAATATTTCTATACTTAGCACTCTTCCTCATTTCTTTTAACTTACTTCTATTCGTCCCGCCGTCTGACCTTGCGTCTAACCAAGCCTTCTCATATTGATCAGTTACATTTAAGTTAAGTCCAATCAAGTTAGCAGCTGCAAGTGCTGGCATGGATTCATAGTTTTTATCATCAATAAAGTACAACTCTTCTCCCATAATAGCCCTCTGAAGATCAATGTCGTCTTCAATAGAATTCATCTGAGATAACTCGTTAATGGTAAACACAAGCTCTGTTGCAAAGCGTGATATTTCAGGTGGAGACATACGCAATATCTCACCAACAAGTGGTATGTTTCCATAACTTTCTAAAGCCTTCTTGCGCATTTCTCGGTAGCCTAAACTATTTTCAAATGCAGCTCTACCTATATAGTCTTTGCCAGAAATTCCAGTTTTTAACAAACTCAGCAATGGACTCATTGCATTCTCTACATATTGAGTTAGATACCATTGCATAGTAGTGGCTATACCAGCATCACCAATCTTTGTTGGCCTAAGTGTTTGTCTAGTCATGCGACCCAATGCACCCGGCATAGATGAAGAATATGTTTTTCCTTTATGTTCAAATGTCATCATTCCACTTAATGCGTCAGTTGCAGTATCTGCAATAAACTTAAACTTGTCAGGTTTTTCGTCTGAGTCTTCAAGTACAGTTGCAACTGCTTTACCAAATGCTAAAAGCTTTAACAAACGCCAGCCAAGTGGACCAACAAGTGACGATGCAAAACCAGTGTAGAACTTACGTTTAATATAGGCATTTGCGTAACCACTAAATTCTGGCGACCCCATTAATACACGTTGTTCTGTCTGAGTGTTAATGCGAGTATTAGAACCAGATAACTCAAAACCCTTATTAACTAATTGTTTAGCTCCTAACAAAATGTGGCCAACACCCGGAGTTAATACCATTCGAGTTTTTGTATATGGCGCAGAAAAGAATAACTTTGAGAATGCTGACTGCACTTTGTTTAGCTGATCACTATTACTAAACTGACCTTGATCATTACCGCCAAGTAAGTTTACTGACCAAGCTATATCTTTCAGTAATCGTTGTTGGAATTGCTCCTGTGTACCAACAAAGTCAGCAGGTCTTCCAACTTTAATTACATTTTGATATTCATCTTGGAACGCCATGATTTTTGCAAGGTCCTTGTAAATCACGTTGGTTCGTTCAAAAGCTGACAATCCCGGCGCAATCTTTTTGAATACTGCGGTAATGTGACCTTCACCAAGCATGTCATCAAATCGTGAGTTTAAAGGTATATCTTCCTTACGGATGTCTGGATTTTCACCCAACGCTTCCTTGAATAAATTAAAGTGTTTTAGATAATCAAGGCTTAAACCATATGCTTGCATATCTTCAAGTGATAAGTCAGGCACAAAGTTTAGTACAGTCTCTATAGCAAGATGTACAGCCTTATCACCAAATGCTGTATCTCCAGCTTGCGCTAAAGCATGCCTTGGATTAGCAATAGATTGCTTTAAACTTGGAAGGTTTGGAGCCATTCCGATTATTGAAAGTGCAACACTACTCATCATTGGTGGCCGTTTACCAGACGCTAATGACATAAAGTCACCTAACCAGTTAGCATTCAAGTAGCTTTGGTTTGCCATAGCTGATAAGTCGCGTGATAACTTTGCAATGCGAACAAGAGAGTCAATCTCAAGCAAGCCTTGACCAATGCCATTTGCAGCAACCTGTGCTCCTTTGCCAAGTTTTGTAATAGTTTTTGCTGCATTACTGCCAGCTTTAATATTCTTTGCCCCATTTGCATCTACAGATACTTCAATGCGATCTGGGTCCATCGATGGGTCTTCATCTAGTAAGTTAGCAAAATCTACGTCTGGATCTGGTTCCATTGCTTCTTTGACAAGTTGCCCGATGTCATCTGGGTTAGGATTATTACGCAACATTTCAATATCGCGTTGACTAAATCCGTTGGAGAATAACGTTAATCCCCATGTTTCATCTGCATCATCAAGTTTAGAGGCGATAGTTCTGCCCTTACTCAATACCTTTCCGTTAGCGCCTTTACGCTCTTGTCCTGTTACTGTACGTAACTTTTCTGCAATCGGTGCATTCTCATTCATTGCTTTCTTTACAAGTATCTTAGCAATGTGAACTTCAGGTAATGATATGCCAGCTGCGTTTGATTGATCAGACGCAAGTAGTCCACCAAGACCTAACTTTCGGTTCATGACTGCATCTTCCGTAAATGGAATACCTCGATCACGAATACGCCAAGCATCTTGGTTTTTATCCCAAAGAACCTCAAGCGTTCTAAGCGTAACTAATTCACCCGGAACAGGATTTTTAAATGCTGACAAAATGTCATTTAAGTTCCTGAACTTAGATGGCATATCGACCTTGCCTCCAACATATTCATTTCTATGTGGTAGTGCAATGGTTATGATTTGACTATCAGGCTGATTAGGATCTTGTGTGCTTTTCATTGCAGCAGATAAGGCAGTCAGTGATTCGGAACCACCAACTAGCAAGTTTGTTTTTGGGTCTAAGAAGTCTTTTGGCAATATAGAATGTGGCTTAGTTGTGTCCTGTGGACTCAAGTAAACATATGTTTCCGTTGGATAGTATTCTCCATCTTGTGTTTGAGATACTGCACCAAACAAACGTTCGTCATCTGATAATTGACCATACTTACCAGCACTGTCCGAAATCATAGCAGTTGCTTTAAAAAGACTTGTTCCAGTTTCAGACGTTTTTGATAATGGCCTATCACTGAAAACCCACGATCCATCAACTTGATTGCGCTCAGCTAGTACAACGCGTCCATCATCTGGATTAACTGCGTAGTATGGTTTTAAACCTTCTGGTTTTTTAACAGTTGCTAATGCTGCACGTTGTTCTGGGCTAAGATTGGCATCAGAAACCTCGCTGATAATTAACCAAGGAGTTGTCCCGCGCTTTTGTGTTACATCAACAAGTTCATACTTTCTCCATTCACGTAATGCACGAGCACGGAATGCAGCATCAGCATTCATTCTTTGAGCAAATGAAACAAAGTCTTTGTATACGGAGGAGTCTTGACCTAAAGGATTCTGTAACTTTGTAAGCAAATCAGTCATTGACGTAACGCCAGTTTGCTGACCTAAGTCAATATAACGTTTCATGATGTGAGACAAGATTATGTTTTGATTACGGACGTTAGCTAAGTTAGTATCATCCGACTCAGTAAGTCTTGACAGGTAATCAAATATTTGCCGACCGTCAATAGGACCATTAATGGTTTCTGAATATCCAAACGGAAGGTTGTTCTGTAATAGTTCTTTAATAGCTGCAAAGTTATCAATGACTTTGAATACTCTATTACCTGAAGTAACAACACCTTCTTTTCGATAATCAATACTACGAGATTGAAGTAATGCATCAAGATCAGCAGCATCAACACCAAGTGCAATCATTCTGTTTGTAAAATCTTGGATTCCCCTTGACTCACGCGCAGCTTTACTCATCAGCGCTAATCCATTAGCTACATTGCCATTGCCTAAACCGTCAGCTAAAAGTAATAAATCTCCAGCAATTTGCTGTCTAAAACCAATTCGTACATCACTTTGCCCATTGCCAACTAAGTAAATATCTGGTGTTGAAAGATATCCATTACTGTCTTTACGACCATAGAAAGTAGCGTTGGTTTTATTTGAGCCACCAGATAAAGCCATTCCATCTGCACTTCCACCAAATAGGCTAAGGCGTAAATTATTAAATGTATTCTGCAAAGCTATAAACTGAGGTCTAACATCTGCACCTTGCGCATCTTTCAATCCTTCAATTAAAGCATTGCCCCACTCTAACTCGTTTGTAATTCCATCTTTATATATTTGCTGTCGTGCATTTACACCAGATGCTTCGACTGCAGGATCATTGAAATCCTCTGGGTCAAACCCCTTTGATGCTGCACGTGGTTTCCCACCAAGTACATTATCCATATCGACAATGTCTGAGTTTAATGTAGCCGCAAGCATTGCTTCTGCAGTCGCAACCTCATCATATGCTGAGCGTCCAGCAAGCGCGTCAACCATCTTTCGTGTGCCACCGTAAAGTGAATAGATGATTGCTGATGATTGTTTTGAAAAAGCTTCATTGCTATATCCAGAAACACGTGTTCCAAATCCAGCCAAAGCTTCTGGTTTCAGCAAGAACTTATAGACTTTGTCTCCATCTTTCATTGATACGACATATGCAAAGTTGCCTTTGTTCATATCAACATTTCGAGTCACAACTTTTCCATCTTCAAGAACGCGATATTTAAGCTGAACTCCATTGTCAACAACTTGTTCTACAGCTGAATAGTTTATGTTCTGCACATTTGAAATGTCCGTAATTTTTGTTGGACTTGCCTCAACTAATCGTACATTTCTAACTGCTGTTTGATATTTGCTCGGTGGAGCATAAACCAATTCTTCAACTTCAACAGAAACATCTCTGTAACTCTTGCCGAATGCCCTGTTAAAGATAGATGCAAATCGTGTTCCGCTTACATCAATACGATCTGTTTTAGTAAGGGAGCCAGCGGTTTTAAATTGACCATTAGCTTCCGTTAATGGAGTTAGATATTTAGACATTTCTGTCTCATCACCAACTGCAAGACGTATTAACCAACCCTTTTCTAAGGGCTGATGTGACACCCTGCCTTTGTCATCTCTTCCATAGAACGAATCTCCACCTAAAGTCCATCGTGCTATAACGTTTGATCGCGTTACATCAACAGCTCCGTAATCAAGAGTCTCGTTCATAAATCGTATTGCAGCACCAAGCCTGTTGCCAAAACTACGGAATGCAGATGATGCAGCTGCACTATAAGCCCAGTTATCTGTACCAGCAAAAACTTGCGGTGAAGACAACGCCATATTGGTAAGGTACGCAACAACAATTTCGTTAATTACAGGGTCAGAATACGTAACACTGTCTCTATCAGCAATGTCTACCTCATAACGTAATTCGTAATCGGACTTTGACATTGTCTCCTTTGCCTCTGCAACAACAGCAGCTTCATCCTTAAGTGCTTTGTATGCTCTACGGATTGCGCCGTCTTTACCTTGGCTTTTTAATTTATAGTTTTCAGTAGCCCATGCCAAAGCGTTATTGGCAAGCTCATACTTCTGTTTCCAAGGCATTGTGTGATAAACACCATGGGTTACTTCGTGAGCAAGTGCAAACGCATTACGTCCAGCATTAGAAGTTCTATTTAAGTGTAGAACCATATTAACAACGTTACGGCTTACATCTTCTGAAATAGGATGAACCCTATGTATAAATGCCTCAGCTCCACGAATATTTGACCCAACAGTAAAATCCGCTGGATTTACTCCACTAGAAAGTAGACGAGCATTCAATGTGTAAAAATCATTTGTAAGCTGTGCAAGTCTGTGGGTCTGTAAAAACTCAGACAGATTATCACCAAATGCTCCATTAATTCCTGAGAACAAACGCTTTACAATTGATTTTGGATTACCCTTGCCGTCAAACTCAAGGAGTGTATGGTTTGCTTTAACGTAATCAATTATCTGATCAATGATTGCTGCATCATTAGGGTTTGTCGCAGAATCACGAACAGCTTTTAAAACACGGGCGTAAAAATCACCAGCTTCTACATTACCAAACTGGAGTTCGTGATCCATGACACGCATTGCATAACTACGTGCATTCATATCCCACAACAACGCTAAGTCTTCAGCCATAGATGACACAAGCGCACGTGCTTGATCACTTGCATTGGATGCAAGGCCAAGTGTTTTCTTAAATACCTGTGCCATGCCAACGCGGTTAGTTGCTCCCCACTTTGTAAGAACAACCTCACCATCTGGTCCAACTCGCCATGTCTCTCTGTCTCCGGATATACGTGCAGAATCTGCAATGCTTCCTTCTAAGAATGCAGCTCCACCTCTTGCTTTACCGGGCAATGGCAGAATAAAGTCGAGTGCTGAAATGTTTGTATTGCCATACTGACGTAACCACTGCGCTGTTTCGCGTAAGCTCTTACGCATTGCTACTACATCTTCTTTAGATACAGTGGCAGGTGGGCGTTTAGTATCAACATTATCTACTGCAATTTCCGCAAGCTTTGTAATAGCTTCCTGCATCTCAGCAAAATCACTACGTCTTGTTTGTGGGGCTGGGCGTTCGTTTCCTAATCCAGTTTCGTTATCAGCCAATACGGCTTCAGTGCCACCATCAATTTTTTCTAAAACACTCATCCGCTTGGCTTGATTAGCGTTGACCATTTCAAAAGTTTTCTTTGCTTGATCTCTTGCTGTTTCAGCAAGTGCAGCAACAGATTCATTTTTCATTGCGTCAGATTTAAACACGTTAGTTAAATCTTCAATGAAAGTCGCCATAAACTCGCCAAAGCCATTTTGCTCTAACTCTTGGGCGTATTTATCTCTGTTACTTACCAACATCTCTTGTAGTTCAGTGTTGTTAAAGTAATCAGGAACTTCCTCTAAAACATCAAACCATTCATTAAAACTAGCCAATCCAGTATCTGTATCAAGGTTATCTGTTCTAGCTGACCGCATTGATGCTATCTGTGCAGTAACACCACGAGCTAAAGCATCGGCAGCATTTTGTAAGTCTGTAAGGTTACGTAATTTATTTGTTTTTGCAAAGTCAATCAAGTCTTTCAGTGATAGGTCACCAGATATCTTGTTTGTTTCTGTTAGATAGGTTCCAATCTGTTCTCTTGCACCATCAGATAATCCACCAAGTAATCTGTTTACAAACTGTATCCTCTCTGCTTCAGGTAAGTTGTCAACAAAATACTTAACTGCTTGGCTATCAATTGTTGCTGGGTCACGGTCAGCCGAATATGTATTGGCAGAATCAACAAGCATACGCTGAGCTACCTTAGCTCGGCTATCTACTGTTGTTCGCACAATATCCATATAGGAACCAGACTTTATTGCTGGCATACTCTTGAATGTGGGTTCACCAGCAATAGCCTTAATGGCAGTGTTGAACGTTTCAATGCTTTGATTCATCTCAGACTTAGGATCAAAGAACTGTTCTGATTCTGTAAGTCGCACTAATAAATCAAGCTGCTGGTCGGTTGATAACTTAGATACATACTTCCACGCATTATCATTTTGTTTTGGAAGACGTTGCAAGATGGCACTAAGACCGACATCGATAGAACCCATTTGCTTTACGCGTAAAATAATACGCTCAGCTATTGGCTTCTGTACATCTGGTGCTAATCCAGCATATGACCTAGTGTTCTTAAGAACATTTCCTACATGTGTTTCTAACTTGCCAGTCTTCCATGTACGTAAGGCATAGTTGGCAACTGTATTGATATCAGAAAGCGTTAACTCTCTTTGTATCTGTGTTCGTGGCACAGGGTTAGAGAATAAAATTTCAGATGCGTCATCAGCAATGAAACCAATTTCACCTGCAGTTAACCACCGTCGCAATCCATTGATGGCCTCATTCTGCCTAATGACCGACGATGTATTAGTAACATCCGTTGCTGGTTCTGATAATACTGCTTGAACGATATGATCGTGACTATCAAGAGTGGAGTTCTGCAAAGCAGTAAAGATAATGTCCCCGTATTGGCGTGGAGTTAATCTTCTGCGTTCTTGAATGCGACGCAATATGACAGATGCTTCTTCTGCTGAATTGACACGAGTCAGCTTATCAGCACTTGATGCAGCAAATACTTCATCAATATCAGCAATCTGAGATAAGAACTCATTTGCTTTCTGTTGTTCAGTACGTTCTTTACTGCGAGCTTCATCAGCTGCTCGCATTTCTTCGTTAGCTTTTCGTTGTTCCGCAGTCTGTCTTTTAAATGGGCCAGCAGTAGCTAACGCTTCATCATCTAGGTTAGCTAAATTAAAAACGTCATCTGTACTAAGCCGTTGTACATCTGCTGGTACTAATAGGCTGCTATGAATTAACGACGTAGGATCATCAAATCGACCAGCAAGTTTTACACCAACACCGTTCTCACTAACTGATACAACTACAGCACGTTTTGACTCTTCACGCAGAGGAGTTACACGTTTAAGGTCAGTGCCTTCCTGATATGAACGAATAAGAACTACATCACCAACTTTAATTGGTTGTTCCATGCCTAAGTAATTTATAGTAGGCTCATCGCTTCCTTGTTTATTTAACTTTAAAATGTAATTTCTAATTTTGTCTTCATATTTTTTACGTAAGTCGTCTGGATTTGGCGCTCTCTTACCTTGTTCTGGAATTAATTCTGAGTTGTAATTTTCGCGTAATCGTTTAATAGCTTTTTGATCAACGTCAGTTAAATGAATACGAACTAATGACGTAACATCTTTTTTATTCAGAAGCACATCTAAGTAATCAGGAATAGTATTGCGAGCTTGATCTAATAATGTAGCACTCCAGCCATAAATACGGGCACTACTACTAAGTCCAGTAAGTGGCTCAAGTGGTTTATCTCGCATAATAGCACCAGCTCTTGATGCTTTTATCTGTCGAATAACTGCACCTGATGGTAGCTGGAACCAAGTAAAGTCGCCTTCTTGTCCTAAGTAACGTGCGTTGAATTGCTTGCCATTAATATTGACACTCTGTGGGAAGTCTCGAACATCTGCTCGTTTTTGCGCAGCATCAAGAAGAACTGCGTCAACTCTGTCTTGAAGTGGATTTCCTCCAGCTGTCATCGCTGATTCCACTTCTTGTAATATTCTAGTGCCTAACTCGCTCTTAGGTAAAATTTTCTGCAGTGGCTCTCGGCCAAGTAAAACAGTACGCGCAGTAGATGGGTCTTGGCTACCAATTGGCTGCGCCATAACATAAACGCCACCAACATCAAAACCCTTCACCGAATAACGCATACCAGCTTTCACATCATTCCACGTAAGTTGTTTATTAAATCCCTTAATTGTCTTAGGTATTAACTCAACATCAACACTAGTCTTTTTAATACCTGACGTAGTTGCGTCAATTGTAACTGCAGCTTCTGCATCAACATCAGTAATGTCAATGGCAAATAACAATTCCGGATCAAGGCCAATTCGTCTGATGTTTCCATTTTCATCTTCAGTTATGACTTCAGGAATCTGTAATCGCTGAACACGCCTATTTGCTTCATCAAGTACATCATCTTTAGACGGACTAGTGGCCTTAATCATTTGAGCCATAATCGTCTTGACATTATCGCGAGCTAAATTCTTTTCAGTGACACGGCTGTATTTTTCCATGCCAGACTTGGCTAAGATGTTATGCATAGCCTCATCATGTTTATTAGGTACAGGCATGCCAGCAGTATCTTGCTCGTCTGTGTCAAATCGTTTGGTACTTTGAATTTGTTTAATTAATTGAGGATCCCAAATTGGAGGTATCTTACCCATTTGCTGATACGTTGGATTACCCTCAGCGTCAAATGCAAATGGTAACTCCGCGTCCGCATTGAATTTGCTTTTTTGATAATCCTCGAATGTAACACCAGAGCGTGGATCCCAATCTGCTTTAGGAGCAGTCAACTTTTGTAATACTGTTATGTCGGAAGCAGAGGAAATTGGGCGACCAACGTTTTTCTCAAACCACAAATTTAAATACGCAATAGCTTCGTCTTTGCTAAGTCCAGTTCTGTCTTGAACTGTTTTAAGTATTGGCAAATCGGTATATAACCCATCTAACGCAGCATTATAAACTTTTTTAGCAGTGTAAATAGACTGAGCTTGCGCTGATAATTCTGGAAAAGCATTTGCAGCTTTGGCAATAATACTATTTTCAGCTGGCTTTAAAATTGCAGCACCAGCTAATACCTGTAACCATTCACCAGCATCAGGGGCTTCGTAACCTTCACCTGTTTTTGGATCGTATGGTTTGTATTTTGCCATTCCAGCTTTAACAACAGTCGGAACAGTGTTATATAAAGCCCACCCAATGTTTGACGGGACTTGACCTGATGTGTCCATTGCGTCAAGAGTTGATTTGACTGCAGACTTAAATGACTGTGTGACCGCAGAAGATGCAGGTAAACCAACCTGTGTAGCTGTAGCTTTTGCTGCAATTTGATTAGCTTTAATATTACGAATAGCATCACGCCCCTGCTTTAAAGCAGCAACACCTTCGTTTAAAAAACCTTTAGTTCCAAATGCGCCAGCCTGAAATACGTTTCCAACTACGTTGACACCAGCGCGAGTAACTGGAGCTTTTTGTCTAGATACAGATTCTGCTTCTAAAAGTCTTTGTTTTAATGGGGAATCAGGTTGCCACGCTAATCCTGCTGATAGCGGATCAAACAAGTTATAACGCTGATCTTTTGTAAGCGTACTTGCAATCCCGCCAACAACTGGCATTGATTGAACAAGGCCACTTCCAAGAACTGGTTTTATGCCTAACTTTGCAAAACGCTTAGAGGCAACACCACCAACACCACCTAAACCTAGCATGGTCAACGGATTAACCGCAACGTCAACTAAACCTGCGCCAAGTTCGGATCCAACTGCTTCTGACTCTGTCTCTGGAGCTTGTATGTTTTTAGCCACATCTTCAACTGGTACATACTCAGTTGGCGCTGGGGTCATATCATCTGGATCACGTATACCAAATGGTGCAATGACTTGTTGATCTTTAGGGAATAAGTTAGTAGGTGTAGCAACTCCCTTGATAGTTTTAGTTGGACCAAGAGCCTGTACTTTTATCCCAGTATTGACAAGACCTTTACCTAATCCAGACCAAATTTCAGAGCCTAATTCAGGTACTGCTTTAAATCCTTCAATAATTGGATTAGCAGGAGCTTGCGCCATAGCTGTCTTGGCAGTTTGCCGTCGTAGATTTAATGATTCAAGAACATTTTCAACGTCACTAGATGGCTTATAGATTCCCTGCTGAACAAACTCAATGTGAGTAAGTGGCTTACCATTAGGCTTAGTTAATGCAATGCCGTTACGCGTAACAGGTGTGCGAGATAGAGATGTAAGAGCTTTCTGATAATCAGCTAATCGTTCTGCATATCCACGGTCGTCAATAAGTCCACTTTTACGAGCTTCATTTAAGACAGTAGGAGTGTTATTAACGATGGATGCCATCTGCCGTATGCCCTTACGTTTGAGCTTACGAGCAGTATCATAGTTAGCCAACCATCGTTTGAGATTAGGGTCTACTGCCATGTATCAAAACTCCATTTATTAAAAACCAGACGGTGGATCATCTATGCCCGGTGTCGGACTTGCTTCAGGTGACTCATTATTATACGGAATAAAATCTCCAGCCTGTGGGCCAACATTTGCCCTTAACCGCATAGCAATAATAGGGTTTCTAACAGATGACACTGGATCAAATGAAATAAACGCAGAATAGAATTTACCGGGATCAGGTACTAGTTTACGCAACGAACTTTGTTGTGACAATATTTTAGCTCTTATCTGTCGTGCTTCGTCAACTATCTGTTGTTGTTTATATGTTTCCGTTGCCGAATTGCCAGCCCATTCTTTCCATTTGACAGGATAATCTTTTTTAGTTTTTCGTAGCGCTGTTTCGTTTTCCTGTATAAGCTTGTCTAATTCAATAAGTTCACCTCTACCAAATTGCGTTACAGCAGATACGCGTCCACCTATTCCTTTAAACGGATCTACTGTTTTATTTCCGCGAGATCCACCACTTTGATAGTATGCAATCTTAGCCTTAAGTTCACTAATAGTAAGTGGTCGGTATGTCTTCTTGTATGCTGCTTCCTCCTTAGCCTCAACTAAGGCAGCTTTCTTTGTTTCTGCATCCATTAATGCTGTGCGTAATGCTGTCGGAACATCAGCCTTATCACCAATTGATCCAAGTAACATGCTTTCCGTAGATGCAAGAATAGACGCTGCTGATTCAGGACTAGAAATTGCAAGTTGCCTAGCATATCTATCAGTAAATCTTTTAAACACATTTGGATCTGATATATACCGATAATATTTTTCATTAAAATTAGCATCTAATGGATCAACATTAAAAGTACGCGTTACGTAATCTTCATATGCAGTAAGCATCTTTCCTGCAGCTTCTTGTTCATCAGCAGTCAAGAACATATCAGGGGATTCTGGATAAACTCTTTGCCGTACTCCACGCGGAGGTAAAACAGGTGGTTTATACGGAGGAGGTAATGGTTTGCCGTCTTTGCCAAGCATTACTTTTCCGTTTTTATCTACTCTTATAGTCTGACTAAGCGGATAATCATTTGGGTTTCTACTTGGTGGTTTAACTGCTCCAATGCCAGCAGAAGCAGTTACACCTACACCTAATGAAGCAGGTGCCAGTAAACGTAATGGATCAATGCCAGCTGGCTCGGCTGCAGCCACTTGTGTTGCTGGTGCAACTGGACCAGCTTGCATGCCAACTTTTGTTGGTTCTTCACCCGGAGGAGGTGGAGGTGGAGCTGGCTTAGTACCTTTACTCCCAGCTTGTGCATCTTTCAGCGCCTTAATAGCATCTGCCTGTGATAGCGGAGCTGTAAATTCTATAGGCGCACCAAATATTGTTTCGTCAAATCCATACGATGGATCTACATACTTCAATAATGTTTTTTGCTTTGCTAATTCTTGTTCATATTCTGTCTGAGCTTTAGTGAGATCGTTAGTAATTTTTAAGTAATCAGCACGGCTGTATGCTGCTGGACGCGACTTAGCTGTGTTATAGGCTGTCTGGGCTGCAGTATATGCTGATTTAGCTTTAGCAACAGGATCTAAAAATCCTTTTGCAGCATCAGTTTTTGCGCCAGACAACTGCAAGTCTTGTATTCTTTTTGCTCGTTCTTCGGCAGCCTTTGCTCTTTCGTTAGCTTCCTTTTCTAAATCAAATCGAACACCAGCTCGCTCTGCTTCTTTTCTCTGAATACCTAATTGCTCACCTTGTAATTGACGAGCATTAATAAGAGCCTCATTTTCACGAGCCTGATTCATTTGTTGCATACGCATCTGCTGGACTTGTTGTTGTGCTTGCTGTTGTGGAGTAAGTAGCGATTGCATTCCAGCGATAAACGCTTGTGGGTTAAATCTTGCCATTATTATTTCACCTTAAACTGCCCTTGCGGACTTTGGAACAATGCACCATTCCTACTTCCACCAGTCTGAGGGATATAGCCAATAGCACCAATACTTCCAAGCCTACTCAAGAAGTCACTGTTAGATTTTTCCTGAGCTGCAAGTTGTTTATTAATTGCACGTTCGCCAGCTTTCTGGCCAAAGTATCCACCGACTGCCTGCCCAAGTCCTGCAGTTAATGCAGTCTGCTCATCTTCTGCTTGCTGATTGAATGCATTCATCTGGTTCATAATGTTCATTCGATTAGCAAAGTTTTGATCTTGACCACCCATAGCAGACTGTTGAAGATTAAGGCCTTGGCCATACATTCCACCAGCAAGCTGTTGCGCTGCAGCAAGACGACCCGGCTGTTGCAACTCGTAGTTACTTGCAAACTGTCCAATGTTTCCAGCAATAGCGTTATCTACAGACCGCTGTGCTGCACCCGACATACCAGCTTCAATACCACCACCAAGTCCTCGTGCGTTAGCTGCACGTGTAGCAGCTGCCGATGCAGCATCTCCTTGCTGTTGTAATATGGAAGACGCAGCACCTGTACCTCTAAAAATATCTGTTGCTGTTAATGGTTTGTTTGCTGCCTCAATAGACATGTCTGTCATCTTCTGCATAGTAGGAGCATAGCGATTAGCCATGTCCTCACCACGCTTAAGCATTGAGTCATAGTAACGATCACGTGATCGCGACCTATTTAATGCAGCATACTGCTCGGCTTCAAATGGATTGCGACGCTTTTTAACTAATCCACCTAAAAACTGTGAACCTACGTTTGCGATAAGACCTAGTGTTGCGGGATCCATAGTACCTCCAGTTTACTACACAACGGGCTTTGCCAACATGGCAATCCATCGTGGTTGTTTATTGACATCTAATACTGCTAAGAAACGGACTGTTTCCCATTGTTTAGTTAATCCAGTCCATGTAGTGTAGTAGTTAATTAAGTCTGATCCAGTTGGTGTAAAGGTAATTGCATTAACTGTAGCATCTACCTTAATACACTCAACAGAACGACCAATACAACTAGCTGCCGTTGGTAATGTAATTACAAATGCTGCTGTATTTGCATCACACAATATAATTGCAGGACTTGTTGGCACAGTCATCGCTGCTGTAGCAAAGTAAGTCCCTGTATAACTTGCTGTATATGGTACAGTTTCTGTCCCACGAAAGTTCTGAGTTACAGTACCAACGGAAGTCTTTCCCGGTCCACGTAATTTTCTGTCCGGGGGTAAACTGTTGCCTCCTTCAATTGGAGAAAATCCAGAAATAATTGGCATACTTAACTCCTTGGCGTGTTACCTTCAGTTGTTGTTACATGGAAGCCATGTATCAAAAATGGAATTTGAGATGCACCACTAAGTTCTACGTTAAACGTTTGCCTATCTGCAGTGCGCGATATTTGCCGCAAAGACACAACTTTTTCAGAATTGGCTGGCCATACATAAGAAGAGCCAGTAGTGTAGTCGTTCATGCCTCTTAGTAACCAGTTGACATTTAGAGTTGAACTTGCATGTTGGTTTTCAATGTGTAAGTTTAAGCTGTGAATCTTGTTGGCACTATAGTACATACTGCCTTCAGCAAATGTTTGGCCATAAGCTCGCGATATGACATTCCATTGAATATTAGTTAGCGTCCTAGATCCATTAGCTGCACTATAAGTGCCATCTGCAAATCCTTGGAATCGATACAATCGACCATCTCGTCCACCAGCATATAACTCTTGTGTGTCATCTGCAGCCTCTACTGACACAATGCTTGTAAATGCAGTTGGATTCGTCCAGTTGACCCATCCATTATTTCGTGTATCAAATACGTAACACCTAGTACATGTCTGAGATGATGTTTCAGAAACAGTTGGAGCTAACACCATAAGTCGTCGATCGTGCTCATGAAAGACAATGTCAGCATATGCTTGTGGGTTAATGTAGTTAGCATATCCAGCTGGGGTAAAGTCTTGGCTACGCATATTGAGTAGCCCTTCTAAAGGTAAACCAATTGGGGATAACTTAGTACCAGTCATTTCCGCAATACCTGAACTAGTGGTCAACATTAACCGCCCATTGACAGTACACGTTCCTCGCTTGGCTACTAATCCATTTCCTTGACCTTGCAGATATCCTTGACTTGCAAAGTTAGTTGGATCATCTCCAGTAAGTAAATACAAGCTATGCTCACGCATGATTGCTAATGCGTTAGCTGTGCTTGTGTCACGCATTAATCCATCACCAGCAATTGGAACCATAGCTTGAATAACTTCTTCGTCATTCTTACTGCTGATAGTAAAACTAGCTCCTTTTATTGATGCCTCAACATCTTCTGGTAGTACAAGTTCAGTTGTATATAAGCCGTACTCATTACTCCTGTCTAATAACCAAGAAGCGTAAATGGTATTTTCTTTTACAGCAAACAGTCTATTATTGAATGAAGCTAATACAGAACATCCTACAGGGAATTGATCTCGTCCAGTTTTAAATCTATGACCACGAGTCCCAGCTCCATTATCAAACAATAATGCGGAGTCCTGCACTTGATCAACAAACGTAATCTCACGTGTCACAGAATCAGTTATAGATGCGGTAGCCCCCGTCCATTTAGTTCCGTCAGTGTACGCATTGCCTGTATCTAAATCAATTACAGCAACAAGTCGTGGAATATTGTCACCAAACAACACGTTCTTGCGATAAATAAGTGCGTACTTATATTCACAGTTAGTAACAGGTCTTCTTAGGTCAGCTGTATGCAGGCGTAATGTAACTTGATTTACAGCTGCGGTTATAGTGACATCAGCACTAAACTGCGTTGGGGCTGTCTCAAATCCGTTATTTCCCGGAAACTCAGGTGCAGTACTCCATGCGTTACCAGTAGTTGCCGTTGGTGCGCTTGGTAAAGTGTATGGCTTCCAAAGCGTGTACATGTATGAGTACTTGCTATTCGGAGTTAATGCACCCTGCCTTGTAACTTCTCCAAAGCTGATAAACCATTCATCTGTTCTGATGTCAGTTAGATCAAAGTCAACTCTAAAGTACAGATATCTGACATCCTTGCGGAATGCCTGAGATATAGGAAACAATTGGAATGTCAAGTAACCTTTATCTTTGTCGTATGTACATTGACCAGTCCACTCTGTCTTACTACCATTTCTCATTCCTAGACTAAATGGTGGAACGCTTGCATTAATAGACTCTGGGAATGATGCCCGAATACTTAATGATTCAGATTCAGTAAATTGATAATTTGCCCCAAGGTCAATCTTGATATATTCGTTAGCTAGATATTGAGCATAGTTCTCAACTGGCGCTAAGGCATTAAAAGTCGTGTTCTCCTGTTTAGCTACGAGCTTTGCTAACTTGTTAGGGTCATCTTGTTGAGACGCTACAGCAACAGTACTGTTAATAGCGTGTAGAGAAACATCTTCAAGTAAAACATAACTGTCGCCACCACGATGAAATGCTGTGCTGATACGTACCTGCAATCCTGTAAGGATCTTGTCGTATTCTCTAAAATCAACAAGTACCTCAAACCGCTGCCAGTCATTAGCTGTTCGAGCAGCGCCGGGTTGACAGTTGTAATAAACCTCCGCACCAGATATTAGGTTAGTTCCAGCAAACGCCGTAGTCGCTGTTTCCTTCATTCCCTGAATGCGCACATCCATGCTGTTACCGCTAATAAAATTGGTAAGGTCGTCTTCATTCCAAAGGTACAGCGTTAACACGTACATGCCGCAGTTTCTAATTACTTTGTATGTTTGATTAGATGTTGCGCCAGAAAGAGAAACCACAGATCCGACTAACGTACTATCAGTAGTAATCTTAAACTGCGTAGCGGAAACTACAGTGTGAACGTAATAAATGACTGTTGTTGATAATCCACCAACAGCAGCCGAGAACATAACCTTTTGACCACGACTTAATCCATGGCCTCCGGTGACAACGAATGTATCTAATGCGCCAGCAATAACAGAGTATGTAATCAACTCGCTATCGTCTGTAAGATTTATATTACGAACATCAATATCCTGAAAAACAAAATCTTGTATTTGATCTAACTTAAGACACCTCTGCGTGGCTTGTCCATCACGAGTGATAATCATGTCCTGTGGGTTTTTTGCTGAACTTGCAAATACATTAAATGTGTTGCTACCAACAGTCTTTGTACCACTGGTTATATATTGAACATCGGCAGTGTTGTAGTTCCATTGTCCAAATCCAGATGCTGTAGAAGATGAAAAATTTCCATTGGTTATTAAAGTCCCAAACAGTGTTGCACTTAATGAACTAAATCCGGACGTTTGAATTGGCGCAGTGTTTGTGTTGCTAATTTGCGGGTCACTCATGACGCGCAATGGGCTGGTTGTAGCAAGTGGCTTAATATCTTTAAGTTGAGTGTTTGCTAGAACTGGAATTTGTTCTGCCTCTACAGAAGATCCGTTCATACGTACACGGAACATAGGATTGGAAGCACCACTAACACCATAGATGTATTGTCCGTGTTTCACCATACGAACGTTATTGGCATTACCAATGTTTATTGGAGATCCAGTCCACCTATCGTTTAACACAACTGGCTGATTGGCGGTTGTGAGTGGAGTAGATGTATACGCTGATGTGTCGTATGCATACACGTTAGACCCACTGGCAAAAATTAAACGACTTGCTTGACCACTGTCTTTTAAAACAGACAACTCTCGTATAAGGTTGCCCGTTGAGTAGTTATAATCTGGACCAGACGGATTGAACCAAACGCTTAGCCATCCATTTCGTGGACGCAAAACATTTCCGTAAACAAATAAATTCTGCAATGACTGAAAGAAGTTTTGCTCTAACTTGTTTGACCTATTGTAAGTGTCAATCCCCGTAAAGGATCTATCTCCAATTGTAAATGCCTGTTGATTGTTTGATACTTGTCGTAATGCCATTATGAACATCCACCTCTCGTAAATGTATTTACAAGACTAGCTTCCTTATTATATGTTGTTACAAGAGAAGGATTAACTACATATGCCACACACTGCTGTTCATCTACTTGATACAACTCTGTAACAACAGCGCCAAGTGATAGCGATTGTGCTAGTAGATGCATGCGGAAAACTGGAAGTGTAAATGGTACGTTATACTGTCCAACACCTGTAGTTGAAACGGAGCATATTTGAGTATCAGCAACGTCCCAGTTACAAGTTGTTTGATCATCATATAAATAATCAGGACATGGACACAGTCCGGGAATGTACCCATTAGCAGAAAGACTTGCTATACCATGTATGTTTGCAAATAAAGGTTGTGTTGGTGTATTAGGAGTGAAAGGATAATTATCTATCCGTGCAACACCAACGATGCTTGAGGTGCGTACAAAAGAAACACCTGCTTGTATAGACGCTACACCAAGAATAGAACTATTTAAATATAAAGGATTAGCTACGGTACCAGATGACGCTAACTGCGCTATGCCAACTATAGAAGATTGTAACTGGGTTGACGTTTGCGCCGTAACCGTTGCAATGCCATTTATTGATGACTGAACTTGGGTTGACCGCAATGCACTCAGAGATGCAATGCCATTAATAGCCGATTGCGCCTGTGTAGACGTAACTGCGGTAAGTTGTGCTATTCCTGCAATGTTTGACGCAGCCGGTATAGCAGATGCTGTAGTACCAGTAGCTGAAAGGTTAGCTATACCAATGAGTTGACTGGTAATAGAATATTGTGGTGTTGCCGAAATACTGGCAATGCCAGTCATAGAAGATGCAGCACTACCAGTAGCCGTTGCCACTACCGTTGCAATGCCTTGTATGTCAGACGTAATGCTATACGTTGGAGCTGCAGTTAAACCAGCAATACCAGTAAGTTGTGACGACCTGTTAAATTGTATTGACGACTGCAGAGATGCAATGCCATTTATGTCCGCTGATCTAGGAAAGGATACAGACGTATCAACTTGTGCAATGCCAAGTATTTGTGCAGTTCTTGGGAATGATGGATTAGCAGTTAAACTGGCAATGCCAATACTAGAGACTTGACCAACAAATGCAGACGATGCAGAAAGTTGCGCAACACCAGCTATATCGGATGATCTAACAAAGGATATGTTAGACGTAACATTTGCAATGCCATTTACTGATGCGCTTGCTTGTATGGATGGTAATGCCGTAAGCGTAGCAATACCAGTAAGACTTGCTGCTCCAGCGGTTGGTGCCAGTGAAGGTGCAGCAAGTCTTGCAGCAATAAAGGCTACTGTTATATAGCCAGCGCCAAGTGGTAGTGCCATTACATTAGTTTAAGGTAACAGAAATTGCACCTGCAGCAAACGTAATAGATTGACCAGCAGTTAAAGTAACTGATCCACCTGTAAGGTCCCCATAATACAAAGCCGTCGATTCAAGAGATGACCCCACAGTTGATCCAGTACAAATAGCAATGCCAACAATTCCAGTATGCGTTGCTGTAGCAGTAAATGTAATTGCTTGTGCATTTACTAAAGCTGCTCCAGCACTAGAAGCAGTGTTTGTACCAGCGGTTGTTGAAAATTGCTGGCCAGCTGTACCATTAAACTGAGGTCGTCCACTAACACCAGTGTAACTACCACCAGCAGCCAACTCAGTAATTGATGCATCATCAGTCGAGTTAGTTAAAAATGCTAAATACAATGTAGTAGCACCTTTTGCTGTAAATGCTGCTCCACGCAATGTGGAATTTAATATCTCAGATTCGAGAGTATTTGTGAATGCCTTCGACATATTACGTACCTACCTTTACAATCGGATCAGCGCTAACACTTGTTGTGATCGCTTGAGACCATATAACAGATGTGTCCGCTTCATTGTACACATCAACCTGCGTTCCAGAACTTGCATCAACTTTATTGCGCAAGATGCGTAACGCATTTCGTACCGTCCTGCCACTTGATGTGGTGGACACTTCATTACCAGAACTGTCTAGATTACGCGCGAGAATAGCATCTGCTATCTCGGCTGTAGCACTAGCAGCTAATTCATCTGATCCAATAGCATCTGTCGCTATGGCTGCAGCGTTTATTGCGCCAGCAGCAAACGAACCTGAAGTAATACCACCGGACGCTACAGATCCAACGGATCCAGTTACGTTGCCACTTACGTTTCCTGTAACGGATCCAACTGAACCAGTGACGTTACCGGAAACGTTTCCTGTGACACTACCTACTGACCCAGATACGGATGTAATTGTCTGACCTGTAGAAATAGTAGTAGCTGATAAGTTAAGTGTAGTGGTAGGTGAGGATACGTTTGCCCAGTCAATGCCAGCATTTCCAGCTGCACTAACATCAAGCGTAGTAGCATGAGTAGTTGGATACAAGCAAGCTTGATCTCTCATTGTAAAACGCCCGACACATGAACCTACAACGCTAACTGAGTCAACCGTCCCAGTTGTAATGACGCACTCGTACGATGAACCATCAACATAGAACGCACCTGTGGTTGCTATAGAAACAAAGTTAAGCCCTGTCACGCCATCGTAGTTTGTAGTTAATGTGACTCCAGCAGTGTCTTGCGTCAGGTTGTTGTCCTTATACACAGACACAACTGGTGTACCTGCAAGCGCAAACGGCGCACCTGTAGATGGACGAAACGTCGTAAACATAAACGTGATGGTGTCGTTCTTGCCATAGTCGCCGATATATTTACTCATCGTACATACCCCGCTAACGGATTAGCTGCTAAACCACCACCACCTGTTGGTGCGGTAATGTCAATTATCAATGCTTGCATAGCCCACAGTCGCGTATTTGTTTCAGTCCATGCACCTGCTCCAGTTCGCTCTGTTGCAGATATATCCGCAGCATCACCAATGAAACATATTCTGTCTGCTGCTGTATCTAAATCCCATGCATAAGTAACACCAGTGGCAGTTGCTGTTGTAGGTGCAATTGCAATTCGATAATAACTACCAGCGTTTAATGTAGCTAAAGTTGCGTCTTCCCAATATATAAGAGAAGGATAAACAGTACCCATAGACACTTCGTCTTTATCAACAATTGCTTCTTGTAATACGGTTGTGCCATCAGTGTCATACAATCGCAATCGCCAGTCACCAGATGTGAGCTGCCCAGCAATCCTTACACCCTGTATTTTAAATGTTGAACACACCCCGGACGGAATACGAAAGTACAGTCCATATTCGTTTGGCGAACTACCTGTACCTGCACTTCTAGTTGTGATCGTCTTTATAGGATTGCCATAAGTTCGAGTTGCCGTATTAATTATAAATACTGGATTTTGGTTTGTTGACTTCACTCCATTGTCATTAACGTATGGTCCACGATGACCATAGGCAACATTAGCAATAGTTCTACTTACGTTTAAAAAATCGCCAGCATCCCATCCAGCACCACCACCACCACCAGAAACTGGTTGTAACACCATAGCGACAACTTGACCACGTGTTAGTGTTACCGATGTCGGCAATGTAGCAGTTACGAATGCGCCGTTATTAGCAGAGGTAACCGTCAATGCTTGGTAATTAGATACACCGCCTATCCATGTACCATTGTGTATACCAGTAGCAGCATCAACATCTTGCAATCCTACGCGTAATGCATCGGGATTACCTGTCACTGTTAGTTGTCGGAATTTAACCGATGTAACAGTCATAGGCTCTTCGGCGCGAAACACATAAGAAACACTATCAGTTGTTGCGTCTATCGTTGCAGTTTGAAATGCTGGCGCACCACCGTTTGGAACAGGTATGTCTGGATATGAAAATTGAAACGCAGCCATTAACTCACCTTAACCACGTTACCTGATGATTCATTGATGTCAAATGTTGCTACAGCAGTCTCATTGTTAAACTTGCGTACAGCAGTGACGCGACGCAATGATTCTATTGCAACAATATCAATATATTGATCGCTACAATAACTTAGAAAAGAGTCTTCGTCTGAAAACTCAATGCCAGACCCATCACTGAAAGTAAGAATCCAAACACCATCAACGTTCTGTCCTGCAAAGGTGCATTCTAGTTGAACCATTATTATGAACCTCCATCAGGATTTACTGTCACATTAGCTGTATTACTTACAGTGCCTTCCCACGCAGCATCCGCATCATTCTCTTTGTATACAGCTATTGTGCCATTATTTACGACTACTTTGTTACGCATTGCACGTAACGCAGATCGTACTGTTCTTTCATTAAATACATCGACACTACTAGCACTGCTGTCTAACACTCTGTTAAGTAGCCCATCAGCCATTTCCGCAATACCGTGTACGTGATATGGAAGAATTACAAATTCATCTCCAGTTTGCGGATAGTTAGTAAAGTCTGTCTCTACAGTAATTACCCCACCAGATTGCGTGTACTGTAATACAGGTTTTGATTCACCCGTTAAAGTGCCAGTCAAAAACAGTAGCGTCTGATTATTAAAGGCCTCGTCTATATTGGTGAGGTTTGTACTAAAAGTTGTTGGTGTTGGTAATAACGTTGCTGTAACTTGCCCATCAGTTACATAGTTTGCTTTACGCAAGATGTCCATCAATTTACCAAACGTGCCAGCGGTAGTATGAGCAGCATATGCCTCATCCCACACGGAATCAGCAATTGCGTTACGCATAATCAACGCTGGGCTTCTATTCTCTATACTAAACTGAAATAGAGGTACGTTGACAGTTTGCGTGTCTACAACTGCGCCAAACAGCACGACGACATAATCATTGCCAGCTGCATAGAATCCTGCATCAGTATTGTTACTAAGGTCAATAGATACGGCGTTTAAACCTGTAACACTGTCGAATCCACTTGTGTCTGTAATACCAGCAGTGGATGTGCGTTCAGTTACAGACGTATTCTTGTACACGCGGATTGAACCAGCAGTAGTTCGGTTTACTGATGCACCAGCAGAAGCGTTAGTCCCAAAGAAATAACGTACAGTTGAATTGACTACAAAGTCACCAATGTATGGAATCAATTGACTAACCTCCCGCCAACCACTGGGCCACCACCAGACGATCCTACTGTTGGAGTAAACTCTGTAACATCTAATCCCATAACCCATCTAAATGTTTCAGACTCAGTCCACGTGTTTGCTGTAAGGTCACCATCTACACCTGCTGTTGGCATATCAGCTAAGCATTGAGCATCCTGCGCTCTAGCAAATGTAATACGCGATAAAGACAATGGGTTGCCAGAATTCTGAAATCCTACTAGATATTTTATGCCTGTCGTTAATGTTTGCGGTGAATTAAAAGGAAAATACACCTGTCCGTTATCGTAAAACATTGCACGATTCCATGATGGTGTTCCGCCATCAGCTAACACTCTAGTTGTTATTATTGATGGCGGGTATGACGTTGCATTGTAAAGGCGCATATCTGCTGTTACAAAGTTGCCAGTATTGTCAGATGATAAGGGGATTAAAACGCCGTTTAACTTGCACGTAGCCCCCATTGATGTTGGTATGGTAAATGAGTTGCCAGCAAACATATTGGTCTGAAAACCGCCTACGTTATTTACAGTCTGAGTCTGCGTTGGGTAACCATACGTTTTTGTTGCTGAAGCTATGCCCCATCGAAATGCTGATCTGTTTGCCGTGCCACCCAAGTTAGAAAATGAAAACGGCAAACCAGAGATTGATAATGGGTCTCTTTTGTTTTGATCATGCACTTGTGCTACAGACAATCCACCAGACCATGTGCCATACGTTTCAATACCAATAGCATAAGTATTTCCACGCGTAATTGTTTGCGGTGTTGTTAAATTCCACCACGTAAATGTAGGTGCGGATATTCCCGGAGTAGTACTAATGTCGTTTGCATCGGTATACGTTTTTGTTGTTGGTGGATTTGGCATAAAATACCCCTTAACGTACTGCCACATTGCAATTCGTATTGGAGGCGTTCCACTTGAACTAGTTACACACATTCCAAATTGTGTAATAGTCATATCTTCTTCTGCAGTAAATACCTGCATAATATATTGCCCAGTCCCACTAAAAGCCCAGTTAGCATAACTGAATGCCTGTTGAAACCCAGCGGTGAATCTACCAAGATTATTAAGTATCACGTTACGACCACCCAGTTATTATCTGGATCACTAATAGACAACGATGCTGTTTTGCCAGCAACGCGCTGCTCTGAATAATCCATCAATAACAACGTACGCAATAGTGATTCAATTTCTGAGGACATCACATAGCAATATCTTTGAAACGAATCTTCATTTTCAAATACTAATGACTCGGATCCGTTCCACCAAATAACAATACGTCCATCTGGTAGTTCTTCTGCGTTTAATATCTGTGCTGATGCTGAATACGTCATTACACTTCAATCTTTTTAATTAACTTTTCAGCTATAGCATTTACTAGTTGAACAGATCTAAGACCTAAAATCCCAACTGCAAATGCAACGCCTACAACTTGATCTGGCGTATTCCATCCTACTTGCTTAGCAATAATTGGAGTTAAATAAACCGCTGAGAAGGTGCCAGCAACAACACCAGATAAACCATGCCAAATATTTTTGACTTTAGTTTTATCCCACCAGTCTGTACCTGCAACCGCTCCAACAGCACCTGCAATAAGTTGCTCTTTATCCATCGATGTCCCTCGTCGTTTCACTGACTTTTCTCACCTCCGGTAATTTTAATGAAAAAACTGGGAGGTTGCTATCTTGTCGCATGAAGAAGGCAATCAACGCAGTTGTCATTGCTGGTATACCAGCCCTTATACCTTCTATGCTACTTAAAAGTAGTGCACGAGTCACCGTCCCATAAGACGCTGTGTCAGGAACATGTTGCGCTTTCCAAGCTGCATCAAACTCAGGAGCAGCGCTGGCAGTAAATGCAGCAAGTGCAATTAGTATCAATCTGCCCCATGAGACATTCATTACTTGCCTCCACCTGCATTTACAGGCGGTATTGCAAACGGACCACCCGGTGCCTTATACGATGTATCTAGTTGCGCCCAAAGAGTCATACGCGTAATGTCATACCAGTCTTTCCAGAATGCACGACCAACTAACGATGGGTCGTCATAGTTTTTCATTGCAAGCTTAGCTGCTACATATGACGGTATTGCCTTAAGTAAAATGTCATCTGGAGCAAAACTAAAAGCCCCAGATCCAGCAGTAATAGGTGAAGCAGTAACAGCCCCAACAACATCAACTGAAACAGCAACCGTAGGCTTTGGATATAAACCAATTTGATATGGACCATTACGATACCAGTGAGTTGGTGTTCCATTTGTAATTAAATATGCCTGATTAAACGCTGATAGCTCTTGTTCACCACAGTGTATTAATAATGATCCACCTATAGATGCTATTTGTGGATACCACAAGGCAGTCCCAGCAAACGAATTAACTCGACTAGTGGTTGAACTAAAAGTGTGTGTTCCCTGTTCATAACAACAGGTTCGTGTCATTTCATCTGCTGCTTCATTAATGTAGTCAAGTATTGTGTTTTCGGAAGAAACTGTTGCTGCTCCGCCGACACCACTGGCTAGTTCACCAACTACACTAGCATTTGTTTCGTTAAGGAGTTTGAGTGTTTCGTCACGTAATACTGAAAACCCTAATGGCATTAGACTGTCCTCCGTGCATAAATTGCTGCATTGGATTCGACATGACCTAATCTATCTAGATACTCATTCTTATAAATTGTCATTCCATCAATATCTCGCAACTGCATTGCGCGTAAATAAAGAACGTTATAGACAAGGCAATCATGAGACATCTCTGGAAGAGGACATTCAGATGCATCTGTGTTTGGCAATGGGTTTCCATTAGTGTCGTAATGCCAGATATCTCCGGGCTGTGCGTAACCCTCTATTAATAAAGCATTGGTAACAGATTGACTTGGCGGAGGAAGTAAAACAATTTTATTCATTCCGTGAACAGCACAGTATTCAGGAACATATTCTGCTTGTTGGTTTCTGTAATCTTCTAATATCTGATCACTGAATGAAACAATTTTGATTGGCGTATAATCACCAGCTTCATCTTTGATTTGGATAACTCTAATTTTATAAATGTCAGGGGAACAATAATCACTTGTTCCCCCGACGGTAGATAAATAACGTCGCCCTACTAAACAATCAGTTTTTCGAGCAATGTCATTTGCAGCTTCAATGATTAAGTAATCTAGGCCAAACGGATCTCGGTCATGATCACTACCAAAATAGTGGCGACCAAGCATTCTGACCCTTTGTTTAATTTGACCTAGATTCATAACTTAATCCTTAAACAACTGCACCAAGACGGGCGTTTGCAATGTATGCATCACGAATAATAATGATGCCTCCTGCAGATCCGTTGCTTGTACATGCTAAGCGCAAGTATGGACGAGCTGTTGGTGCAATTGGAATTGTAAACTGACGGCCAAGGTCAGATGTACGTACCTTAGTAAACTGCATGGTTGCAGTTCCGTTAGATGCATATGTTCCAGATACCAATTGTGAGTTATTCAAAATTGGTAGTGGCTGACCACTATATGGACGCAACGTAAATGTTGTAGCAGATGGAACTGAAGCAACTTCAACAACCTGCCCAACAACTGGTGCAGCAAGGAAGTTTGCAGGTCCATAGGTACCCGTGCCTATGTTGTTAACATACAAAATGTCACCAACTGCAAAGCTGTGCGCACCACTAGTAAATACACCAGCTGTAGTAGCAGCAGAAGTAGTTACAGCAGCACCTGCAGCAACAGTAGTTGTTGGTACGTTAGTATCAGCAGTTCCAACAGTAACCCAGTTTGTCAAGTCACTTGATGCCTGAACGCTAAATGTTTGTGATGTAACAGTTGCACAAATTGTTGCATCAACGATAGCAAATAGATCGTTACGCGAACTTTGTCCGGGAAGAACAATACCGCCAACATCAGGAGTGTCTTCAGCATACTGTGGGCGACCAACAATTGCCGTCTTGCTCCAACCGCCGTAAGCAAGTGGGCAGGATACAACTGATGTTGCTGAAGCACCCGGAGTAAATCCGCCATAATAACTTACAACAGAAGCACCCGGCGATGCAGCAATAGTAGATGCACCTAATGTACCTGCTCCAAAAAGGAACGATAATTTCATATCTCTAGCCATAATAATCCTCCTTACGCGATCTTAACCGCAAGGCGACCAATTGAGCGAGTGTTCTGTGCCATGAGACCACAACCCCACTCAAACAGAACATTGTGCATAACGCCATTTTCCTGCGACTTACCAAGGTAGTCAGGCTTCAATGGCTTTGGCTGCCAGCCTTCAAGGTAACCCTTGCCGTATCGAACAGCGTAAATAGTTGTGGCATTAGCTACAGATGCGGTAGTTGCATCTGGAAGAACCCACGAAACAGTTACGTTTGTTGGAATAACTGGAGTTAATCCATCTGACTTACGTCCAACGACACGGACCTTAGCGTTTTTAAACTGCTCTACAGGACGATCAAAGTTGTCCTGTGTAACATCAAATCCAGAACCAAGTCCCATTACGCGAATAGCCATTTCAAAATGACGCTTCGTTTGCTCATTCATGTAGAGAACAATGCCATCTCCATCTGGGGAAGACATGTTATCGAACAAGTTCTGGATATCGTGCATTAAGCGGTTAGCTGCACCAGAACCAGCAGTAGCAGTGCTTGCTGCAAGGATGTTTGCAAACGACAGGTCTGCACTCGATGCAATATTCATATCAGATGCAATATCAAACTGTGCCCAGTTATCAAGACGGTACTTGAGTCCGGGGAAACAGTCAGACGAGTTACCAGCAACCAACGACGTTGGGTCATTGTTTAAGAATTTATCGTTAAAGTCATATGCAAAGCCTTCCATAAACATCTGGACTTGTGCATCAACTGGATCGACAATTGCGTCTGGCTGATCAAGGAGAACATGGTCAACTGTAATCATGTTACGCATGATGAACATCTGCTCTTCATACGACTTTGGCTTACCCTTGATTGCTTGTGGCTGGGAGTTAATACCCGTCCACGTAGGAAGAGGAATACCAGAGTTTGTATAGCGCAGACCAATCTGGCGCAACGATGGAGATGTGTAGAACGGGATGTCCTTGACTGCGTTCCACGTTTGATGAAGAGATTTGGTGATCTCCTTGACCATAGGATCGTTCGATAAGATCGCCTGATCTGCAAGGGTCAAAGCACCGTTAAAGTCAATAGCCATTTAAGGCCTCCTTTATCGAATACCAAGCATTCTTGAGAATATGCCACTTGAACTCTGTCGAACAGGTTCAGTTGGTCGGACTACGGGTTGAGCTGAATCAGCTGTACTAATTGGAGTAGGCGCACGACGCTGTTTGGCAACCATTTCTGCCAGCTCAGGCACCATGCTTTCAATTAGGCCTTCGACTTGGTTATGTACATGCTCGGCTGCTTCTCGTGGAGACATACCTGCATTCATCAGGTTATCTACCATCTGCATTGCTCTACGAGCATATGGGAATTCTGTAAGAGCAGCATTGCGCTGCTGTTGCATTAAAACCCCATTGACTTGCTGGTTTAGTTTGTCGTATCTATATTTCGTAATTTCAGCTTCAGCTTGTGCTTCAGCGAGTTGTGGATCAAGATACTGATCGGTTTGTGCAGCTAACCATTTGTCGCGAATCTGTTGTTCGTACTGTTGTTCTTGTTGTGCCTCTAAAGCTTTTCGTACATCTTCAGCTGAGTTAAAACCATTTTCCTCAAACTGTCGAATAACATCTGCCCATTGGTCAAACTTAGATTGAACTTCGCGTCCAACTTTGGCTTGCTCATTAACTTCCCTGAATCTTTCGTAAGGAACAGCTTCAGGCTCAGTCCTACCTAGATTATCCATCAGTCGCTGGCGAACTTCTTCTTCAGCGCTGTACAGATCTAAAGCAGCATTCCACTCTTCGTCATAACCGTCGTCACCATCGGCTTCTGCGTATGTTTCACCTTCAGAATCGTTTAACGCCCATTCCTGATTATCGCCAGTGGCGGCCTGACGTACATGATCAACTAGTGCAGAACCAACGCTTGTTTCGCCCGTCGCCGCTGCTGGTGAGTCAGCGGTTCGCATCACCATCTCTTCGGACATTTACAATATACCCTCATCTTCTTGCATTGTGCCAACATCTTGCATAGGCATAGCTTCTTCCATTGGCATTTGACCTCCTTGTTGTCGTTGCATAATTGCTTGACGTGCAGCATCTGGATTAAACATTTCCTCTTCAGGTTGTTCCATTTCCATTTCTGGCATAGGAGGTCGTAGCTGTGGTTCAGCCATACCCATCATCCCACTCGTGCTATCTAAACCAGATGGCATTTCACCTGATTCATCTTGCGACTCAAGACCAGCCTTGGCTGTTAGCAGAGTAATTTCTGCTTCAAGCTTTGCCTGTATCTCTGCACGTTTCTTCGCAATATCGATTTCAGCCTTTGCCTGTTCAGCTTCAATATCAAATGATGGTTGCTGTTTCTGCTGAGACTGCGCTTGCATTTGCATTTGCGCTTGCATCATTTCTTGTTGCTGCATCTGCGCTTGCTTAATTTTGTTTTGTTGTTCCTCTAAATGATTAAGTATTTTAGAGGCTTCCGGCATATTTACTAATTCAATAAATAACCTATTTGTATCTGGATCTGCTGGGTCACCAAATACACCCATTTGCCGTAGGGTTGCATATTTTTGTAATCTAGCTTCTGGGCCATCATCCATTGCAGATCCCGGTACATATACAATCCTAAATTGACCACCGTTGCGAATAGCATCAAAGCGCATAACGCCTTGCTTAAGCTGATCGCTAGGAGCACCTTCTTCCTGCATGTTTCCTACAAATGGAACAATGGCAAATTGCTGTACAAGAGAAACTTCCCACTCTTTAATTTTGTAGTTGCTGATTTCAATGTCAGCTCTTACATACGAGTGTTGAGTGTTATCTGCCTTTTGTAATAATCGAACAGCTTCTGCTGGTGTACCTGCTTGAGCCATACCTTGGCTAACATCATGCAATCCAGCTACGTCTGCCATATCTTTTTCAATAAACTGAAGGACAGGAAATATGTCACTACCTACGCCGGGTGCTCTAACAATTTGTGGTGGTTGTGATCCACGGTCGTAGTAAATTTTTCGATAGACTCGATTTGCGTCATCGACAGTGTCACTTTTATTGTCAAATGCATCAGCGCCAATTTTACTTAAACGCTCAACCATGATGTAGTCTTTTTGTCCCTCAAATTGTTCAAGGAGCTTTGACCACAATCTGTTGTACATCAACTGTAATTGCGTAAGGTCAAAACCTAAACTGTATCCATATGGAGTACCAGCTCTTGGTTGCCATCGTAGTGGAATAAATGGAAATGAGTCACGCTTTTCATATGGCCATATACCAGCATAGAGTAACTGACTATTTGTGGAAACTATGTAACGACCTTTAGGATAAAGAGCACTAGGCTTTTCCCAATATTCGTACACAGTTGCAGCATGTTTTCTTGCATCGTAACTTGACTGTCTTGCTGGTGTTGGATTTGTGTATCCGAATCCGCTTCCTGCTGCGCCATCAAGATAATTGTCCACATAACTAGCATTGTGTCCGGTGAGTGCATCTGCTTTTACTCGCTTTCCGATATCACCGTATGAGTCAACAAACCAACTCAACGGCTTAACCATTGCATGAATGAGCCAGCGCACGTCATCGTCTTGCTTAGCTGTAGGGTCTAGATAAACATCAAATGCTGGAAGAATCTGTTCTACAACATCACCAGCATCAAACTGCTTGTGACCTATTACTTCCTTACCAGACACATCGTAAAGTGGAACAACCTGACTTTTATTACTATCCCAAAATATTTTTAAGTAACTAGTCCCACATACACAAGCCCATCGAACACGTTCTTTTAACTGCGTTTCTCGTCCAAACTTTTTAGCGTAATGTTTAATGATAAAGTTTGCCTCATCTGCTGCCATCCTATCGCGATCGCTTTCAGATAGAGGGACAGCACTAGCATCCGGACTGCCTTGAGTTAGCTTTCCTACAACACCGTCAATAAGTGGACGCATCTTATTTACTACAACATATCGTGTAGGTTCTTTATGATTCTGCAACTTAACAAGATTGCGAGCATTGCTATTAATTCTAAACCACTGCCGTCCTTCAAAGAATGCAACGGAAAGTGCCCACTCGGTTTCCATTTCCTGCCTTGCACGTTGAGCAGTTTCAAATTGACCTTTGACAAAATCGCAAACTTTCATTGCCTCAGCTGGTGTTTCAGCAGGTAATACTTGCCAATCTTTTTCTTCTTGATCTAACTCAAGGTTTTCTGATTCATTTAACCGAGGGTCGCTAAGTTTCAATGCTCCAATAGTGCCCTCGTGCTCTGGCACCTTAAATGCTGTCATTGACGCATTAGGCGCACCACCTCGCAGCATGTTTGCCAACTTACTAGGATTGATCATCGGTTTTCTCATAGCCAGTCACCTGTCTTCTTTATTTCGTTTAAGATTTTCTCAGCTCTCTGGTTTTTAAGTTCTTTTAAAACCTCAGTCATCCATACAAGCATAAGTATCCCAAATAAAGCTTCAGCTACATCACGAACACTCATTAGATCCAGTCCTTTTGTTGCCTATTATTTAACCAACTAGGCATGTTCTCACTATTACGAATACGTTCAGATCTAACCTCTGGACATTCTACTGGATATTTACGCCACATAGCCCCATACCGCATACTATCAATCGCGTGGTCATTCTTAGTACCATTGTCAATCTCATCTGGATCTCTTGGTGATGCCATTGTTTTCTCTAACTGTTTAATTATGTTTGGGCATTTACTACGTACTATCTGTAACTTTGGCCTACGTTTACCACCAACAAATTCAGATGCATCTAGCATTTCTTTCATCTGCGCCCATCCAGCTTTTCTATCTTTAACAGCACGTACACAGGGTAGGCCCATATTCCACCAGACCTCAACTGGATATTCACCAATACGTTCTTCTATTTTTGCTGGAGGAAATGTATTAGCCCAGTCAAATGCTATTGCTTCAAGTTTAGTAGCCCATTGATTACGGTCTTTTGATAAACACGTGGCTAAATCAAACTGCTCAAGCATTTGAACTACATGATTTGCCTGACTAGAACTTACATGACCAGCTTCGTACCACTCAGATAATACGTATACGTTTTCTCTTTCATCAGACGCAAAAAGTAATGTACAGGCGGGTGCACCAGTACCATAGTCGTGGCTCGCCCAGAATCTCCACCATGGCTGTATTTCTACATGGTCAACTACATGCCATGGGTTACCTTCATTGTCAATTTCTCTGAACTGAGGGAAGAATCTACCTCCTACGCCAACCTCATGTTGACACTCACGTAGGAAAGACGTTAATCCAAATGTGTCAATTTCATCTTGACAAACTTCTATGCTCTTATGTTTCCATGCTGGAGTACCACCAGTGATCTTATAACCAACTCTTCCGTTGTCTCGTTCACAAGGTTCGTATTTTAAATCCCAAATAGCTGGCACCTTTGGAGACTGAATACGATTCTGCAACATATCAATTTCGCCAGATAGTGTTCGTGTCATTACACTATTGCTATGAATAGCGTTCTGCACAAATATGACCGCACAATCAATACTCCTAGCAGGAAGAATAGTTGCGGTCATTGTCTTAATCTTTTTCTCGACACGATCAACAGAGTCATCTAATTCGTCTATGTCATCAAAGATAATAATGTCTGGGCGTAAGTGATCTAGCTTAACACCACGAGCGCCTGTGTCGAGACCAAATGCAAGGACATTAAATCCATTTGCTGTTCGTAATTTACTTGCGCTCCAACCTTTTGAAAAACCATATTGGTTTACAGCTCGCTCAATACCACATTTTTCCATAGCACTAGCAATGTCATTGACGTGTCTATTTGCAGCATCTTGAGTGTGACAAACATACAATGCAAATCGCCTTGTAGCTTTTACTGCTAATCTAGAAATGATAAGTTCAACTGTAGTTGATTTACCACCACCACGAAACCAACACTCGATTAATGCTGGAGCAGATGCACCGGGCTTAAGTTTTTCTGCCCATTCCCATGCACGTATATGATGCTCTGCTAAATCAGCGTTAGCTGCATGTCTAGCATAAGAACGTAACCATTGTTTGTAATCTAATTCCGAACCATTAATTGGTATTGCTTTACCACTATCAAAGTCACCTAGTTGAAGTGTTGTGTCAAGTTCATCTTCTAATGCTTGCAGTAAACTTACTGACAATGACTTGCCAGATTGTATAAATGGTTTTAATTTTCGAGGAGTTAGTGATTTGCCAATACTAGCTTTCATCTATAACCTCCGCATCGATAACGTCTTCTTCCTGATACTGTTTTAATAGTTTGCTGATTCCAGACTTAATTGCATTCATCTCTTCAGCATCTTTAACACTCTTTTTAATTACATCTAAGACTTGCATAATCAGGCTGTATGCTTGATCAACTTCAAGAATATACGATTTACTTTGGAGCATTTTCTGTTCAGTCTCCACAATAAATGTTCTTTGTCTAATTAAATCAATAAGGCTATCAGAAGCTTTTGTAGCATCAGCACCAGCTGTGACGCTAGAATCCAGTGCATCAATTAACTTGCCAACCTCTTCAAAGTTACTGCTTTTCCATTCAGATTTAAGTGTCTTTACAAGACCTTTTATTTCTATATAATGCTCAGTTGTAATACCTTCATTGATTGCTTCTGCACGTAAGTCAAGTAATGCCGTGATATACGCTGCATCATCTTTAAGCGACCAGAGTTCTGGATCATCTCTTAACTCGCGTATACGTGTTAATAATTTAGGGGCTACAGATGAAAACCTCTCTCGATTCATCCCATGTAGACCAGTTTTAAATGTTGGTGAGTTTATATTTCTTGTAGCTTTAGAAACGTGAAATCCACATAAGGTGTGCCCTTCCATTGCGTTTCTTTTACACTGGTGTCTTTCTCCATGCCGGGTAAAAGTCGCAATGCATCTTTGATTTACCTTCTGTAATTCATTCATACTTTAGCATACTGTAAGTAATTACTTTTTAATAGGCTGTTTTTTTGGCTGTATGTTATTTTGCTGTGGTTTTCCAGTAAATAAGTCAGCTAATGCATGTATAGCTGGGGTTGCGTATTTAACTGGCGTATTTATGATTTCGCCAAATTTTGAAACACCACTCATTCCTTTTTCATACATCGGATTTTCTATAATCTGTTTTGCAATAGGTCTTAACAGTGGGCCATACATTTGTAACCACATTGCTCTGTTACGTGCATCAGTTGTGTTATTTATAAACGAGTCATCATCCTCAATTTGTTTTCTTAATTCGTGATCACCAAAAGCATTATATAAGCTGTCAATGCCAAGATTTACCAATGGTGCAGCAGCCCCAGTAGATTTCGCAGTTAAATAATCTTGCAGTGCATTTCCACCAATTTGCGACAAACCATACGTAACCGCTTTTTCTCTATCTGTTGGATCATCAGATGCTAACCCACGTAATGTTGCATCAATGCCACCAACATATGGCATCACTCCCATCAGGTTTGCTGCTAATGGGAGTTTCTTTCTAATTGTTTTACTTAAAGTAGATTTACTTTTTTGCTGCATTTTCATTTCTCACTTGTTCAGATAGATTACTTCTAACTCGATCTCCAAATACTCCAGCAGCTGCTGGAATCATTAACATGCCGGGCTTTTTGATTCTGGCAAGTAATCCTTTACCTTTTGCTGCCTGAGCCATATCTCCAATAACGACACCCTTAGTACGTTTTGGTGACGGCATAGCAGGAGTAGCACCTGCCAGTAAGGATGATCGACCAACTTTAGCTAAGTCAAATTTACTACCAGCTTCAAACCGCAAGAATGCTAGAGCTGTATCTAAGGCAGCTCTGCTTCCTTCAAATCTAGGACTACGTGTTAATTGATCTATTGTCCTACCAGAAGCAAGTTCTTCGGCAACAAATCGAATGTCATTTGCTTCCTTAGAAGACACATGTTCTGATCTGCGAGTACTGGCATTCCATTTATCAATATCTGAACGAACTTTCGCAACCCATTCTTCTGGTTTGAGTTCACCCATAAATTGCTGTGGTACGTAATTGCTACCAGTTGTTTGTCCTGTACCAGTAACAAAACCCTTTCCACGAGGCCCTTTACCTGATCCAAGTGGAGTTCCTTTTGGTGTAGTTTCGCCAGTTTCCTCTTGTCGTTCGACATTCTTAATTGCAAGTTCAGCTGTTGGATTTTGGCGACCACGGTTTTTTGCTGGAGGTTTAGGAATACTTTTTTCAAGTGCTACAGAAACAGCTCTTTGTAGTGATGTTACTTTTCTAATTGCATCTTCAGGCGATGTTGAATTTGCAATAATAGAAAGTAATCCTCTTTGTCGTGTTGGGTCTTTTAAAAAGTCACTTAAGAGTTCAGCTTGCAATTTAGCTTTTACTTCACCAGAAACATCACGGGCTTCAATTGCATTGAATTTCTTTTTAAAATCTGGGTTCCAGAATAAAAAGTCTTTACTGTTTGGTCCTAGGCGTTCTGCCATAACATCAATCGCTTGCCTAGCAACATCAAATAATGCATCTTCACTCATTGTCTGAGCACGAGCAGAACCAGATGCGCCGGATAATTGCTTAGGTAATACTTTACCTTCGCGTAAACCTTTGGCAATACCATCAATACCGGCAACTAAACCACCTGTAATACCTTTGGTTGAAACTCCTGATCCAATTAAAGCTTTTGATTGTTCTGGAATGGCTCTCAAGATGCCTATTAATTCTTTAAAATCAACATCTTCACTTGCTTTGCCATACTCAATCATATTTGCTGCCTGATTTACACCAAGCCCACGTATAGCTCTTCGTACTGACGTGCCAGCTAACTCATCTGTTAACTGCTGTCGCCCATATGCAACACCAAGTCGTGCAGCGTCTTTAACAAATTTAGCCCATGCTTCTGGATTTTTGTTTATTTTCTCCATTAATCCTTCTGGTGAATAAATCTCATAATTTATAGGGCCAGAAGGTAACGTTTTTGCTGGAGTGTAACCGCGAGGACTATCTTTTCCTACGGTTCCATCTGCGTTTACCATATACGGAGAAACGCCAAACATTTTATAACCACGAACAAAACTTAAAACAGTATCTGGAATATCAACATCCATTTCTGTTGCTTTTGACTGTTTAATTAATTCGCCCTGTGTATCTAATAGTAATCTGCGTTGTTTTAAACGTTCTGGAAGACCTTTATTGGATACCTCAGTTGATGTTGATCCAACATTACCTCCACGCATTCGTTTGAATACTTGAAGAAGTTGCGACTCCTTTGGGGCAAGTCCCATTAGGTCTGTCCAGAATCTAGGAGTTGATGAGCCGGGATGAGATGCTACTGCAAGCAACTGCTGTTTAAAATCATACGGTGCTTGTTTATTTGCATTGCCTATTTCTGGATTGGCTGCTGCAAGTGCTTTAAACTTACCAGAAACATAATCTTCAATCTTTTGTGTTTTCAGTTGTCCAATTGCATCATCTAGTAAAAATTCACCTTCTAATCCTGTTGGTGCAATTTTTATATTTCCTTGTTTATCAACTGAAACCTTTGCTCTAGTTAAACGCGCAAGATTACGCACAAGCGTTTCTTGCAATATACCAGTGCGTTCGTAGTCACGGGGATATGCTTTGCCCGTTGCTGGGTCAACATCTAACGCCACTGGCTTTCCAGTTGCAGGATCAATTTCTTCTCGCTTAAATGGGCTACGAGCAATAGTCTTACCAACGGTTGCTGGAAGCATTAACTTTAACTGATCTGGTGTCGCGTATGGGGATATTTTTTTTGCAAATACACCCCAGTCAGGTGGAGTTTGCAATAACGCAGCTGTTGCTTGTTTAACACGAGCTTCAAAAGCACGAGCAGATGCTGAATTTGGATCTTTGTCAGTGCCACTACCGAACCAATCCAATTTTGTAATTTGCTCTACGGCATTTGCTACATCAAGTCTTTGTGCTGCTGCTACAGCTGGTCCGGAAATAGGTTTTCCAGAAACCGGATCAATTAAAGCACCGCCTTTACCAACTTGCGTACCTGTTTTCATTGATTCCATTAACTTAATGGCACTTTGATTTCCGGAACCAAGTGTCTGGGACAACAAACCTTTTTTTGCTAAATCTCCAACATTCTCTTCTATTACCGTCATGAATGGTGACTTAGCTTTAAATAATGCTTCTACTAAACCAAGGACTGCTTGTTGCTTTCCACCAATTGCTGTGCCAGCATATTTTTTATCAAAGTCTTCGCCGATACGTTTAAGTACAATGCCTCTGGCTGCCCCAATTACTTGCTGTTTAAATTTATTTGTTACATCTTGTACTGTTACGCGACCTTCTTCGGCCCATGCTTCCAGATCTTTATTGGCTACTTTTAAATTTTTCCACTCATCATATGTATTTCCATTTTGTAACCAAGCGGGTAATCCAAGTCGCATTAAGTTTGCGAGGGTATCCTGCCCTTTTAATTTAGATGTAAGTTGTTTACCAGCACCATAATTACCAGCACTACGTAAAACGTCATCAAACATTTCTTGTGCTTTAGTTAGATATTGATCCTGAATATCTTTAGGCACACCATTGGAAGGATCTGACAAAAGTCCATTTAATGTAACTAAATTACCAAATCCATCTGCAATTGCAGTTCGTGTTGCTCCACTTGCACTGCTGTAAACTTGCGCTACACCTTCAAGATAACGTGCTGCATCTACAGCAAATTGAGCATCTTGTTTAGTACCACCTAGTCCACCCGCAGTTCTAGTAATAACGTTCGTGCGGTCAATTGACGGTTTATTTAAGTATGTTCGCAAAAACGAACCAGCTGATTGATTACCAATAGATCTCGCAATAATTCCAAGTAATGCTGGACTACCCTTTTGTGTGCGAGATATGTCAATTGTAGATTCTAAACTTTTGGCACCACCTACGTTGCCTGACTCTACAACATCAAACTTTCCTCTTTGCTCACCCGATGCTCGTTGCGCAATTACTTCAGATAGAAGTTTGTCATACGCAGCAGAAGCTTTTGCTGGTGCTTCACGAGTACCTGCAATCTTCGACTTAATGTCTTCAATGACTACATCAACTGGCCTACCAGTTCGTTCAGCAATACTTGTAATCTGTGGTGTAGCGCGTTCAATGAACGCATCGATATCCATTGACCCTGAAAATGATGATGTTCCACTTACGGCTGGTCTTGTATTACCACCAGCTTTGCCACCAGTACGTACCTTTTGAACTGGTGTATAAATATTAGGGGAGACTGTTTCACCAGTTGCTGTTAATCCACGCGTTACCAGATCTTCTGTGTCAACCTGCCCAATACGTTGTTGTTCTTGTCGGTCTTCTATTTTTTCGGCTTGAAATGCTTTTGGGCCAGGCATTGATGGTGTGGTAGCTTTTAAAAACTCAAACGGGTCTACAGAAGTAGTTGCAAATTTAGCAATACCAAGCCTTTGGAATATAGGCATGGCAATCTTGTTGACTTCTTCTTTTGGTGCTCCAGATGCTATTAAATCCCTTAATTGTTTTTCTTCGTCTGGATTCTTTCCTAATACGTTGTCTATGCGGGCTTTTACTAGGCGAGGCACACCTCCCGGAGATACGTTAATATCACCCTTCATTTGTGGGTCAACGGCTGGCGCAGGAGGAATTGGTCTAGTACTAGCAGCTGGTGTAGGAGCACCCTGACCAGCCATAGCTTGATCAACCTTTTGCTTATCTGTATCTGCTGGATTACCTAGTAATAACGAACGAAATGATGCCATGACTTACTCCACTGTTACTTTACTCGTAAAAGCCTTGGGTTAGCTTTCTTTGCTTTGGCCGATGCTTTACGTGTAGCAGAAGCCAAGATGGCACCAGCAGCTTTGCTACTGATGCCTTGTTTCTTTGCAATGCTATTTTGCACTGCTTTAAATCCCGGATGAAATTTACTGTTCATTACTTTCTTTTAATACCAAGCATTTGTCTCATTGACGATGGCTTCTTGTAGCCCGGCATCAATTCACGTGGAACTCGATCGCCTGTTTTTAAACCGATTGCCGACGCACCCGTTGTTGGCTCTGCTGATGATGGCTTTGGAGCTGGCTTAGCTTTTGGTTTTTGCTTTGGGCTACCATATCCCATTTCCGCATATGGGACCTTGTCACCAGTTTTCAAACCAAGTGCAGCAGCACCAGTTGTAGGATCCGATGTCGAACTCTTTTTACCTTTTTGCATTACAAGCCTCCACTAACAATTCCACGCACGTAAAGATTTATTGATTCTGCTATTTGGATCGTTAGCCGTTTTAGCAGATGTGCGACTACGTTTCATGCCCTCCATGCGAGCACAAAATGATTTACGCCTACCAGCATCTTTAGCCGTCTTTGGATTTGGAGCTGGTGGTTTTAAGTTAGAACCTGTAGTGCGGTTAAAGTGCGCTCGTCCAGCAGCATTTAATCCACCTTTAGGGTTTTGATACTTTTTTATAACGCCCATGTAGTACCGCCAATGTTCACAAGTTAATGCATAATACTATAACTAGTCAACACTAACATTACTTACAGTACAATGTAAACATGCATCAATTGACCAAACGCGAAAAAGAGGTCATTATTGCAATAGGCAATAAAATGACCTCTAAACAAATAGCTACCACATTGGATTTAAGTCCACGCACAATCCATGCCTATCTAGAGAATATCTATTGGAAGCTTGGGGTTAGTGGGCCAAGGGCTAGATATGAAGCATATGCAGTAGCTCTTAAGAACAATTTACTAGACTAATCTGCAAACGGATCATCAATGTCATCTACCTGCAATGCGCCAGCAGGGCGTGGATTAGGTGGTGTTACTTGTGCATCTTGCTCCTTGCGTGAGTCAAGTAACGTCCATTGATCAATAAGAACTTTTAACCCCTGTCGCTTTACACCATCTTTATCTGTGTAGTTATCAATCTGTATCTTGCCTGTGATTGCAATAAGGCGACCCTTCTGCGCGTATGTACTTAATGCATCAGCCGTCTGTCCAAATGCTGTACAACTAAAGAAATCTGTTTCTTTCTCGCGTCCCTTGCGATCCACAGCAATGCGAATATTGCACAATCCCTTACCGTTGCTAGATTGTTTATGCTCCGGATCTGCAACAAGACGGCCAATTAATGTAACATGATTCAACATATTGTTTTCTCCGTATGCATTATACCGTAGGTAATACACAGGAGGTGTACATTGAGCATTGTTTCTGCGTTTCTTAAGAAGTTGTCTGGTGGTGCTGTCCCTGAGATTGATCTATCTAAGTACCCACTTGCCCAGTTAATTATTGAGGGGCAGTTTAAAAGCCTTGTTAAAAATCTGTCTGATGACGACTTGTCTCAAGCATTTTCAATGATTGCCATTGAGCTGCGTCGTCGCAAGCGTGAGTCTAAAACAAAAGTATAATCGCAATGGAGGTGTGTTATGTTACGACAAATGATTGAACAAGGTATGTATAAGGGTAAGACCAAGATGAAGCAGGGAATGTCCAAGGGTATGAAGAAGGGCAAGTCAGTTCCTCGCAAAGAAGAAAAAGCTTGCCCGTATTGCAAATCTAAACCTTGCAAGTGCTAGTGACTAGCGTCAATTTCTAACGGCGTTATTTCACTTGATAGAAGCCCAGATGCAAATTCCTGTAACTTCTGGGCTTTATGTCTATCTTTAAACAATGCTGCTCCAAGAAACCATATTGCTTTGAGTATGTCATTGTTATATGTGTTACCCGGCTTATCTCCAGCTCGTTCAATATACTTGACTGCTGAGAACTCTTCTGGTGTAAGATCCCATTCCCATGCAACCTCAATTGCTTGAATGCGGTGCTTGCCATAATGCCTATTATCAATCACTAATAATCACCAGTGCTTCCAAATCCACCTGCGCCACGTTGCTTAGGCGCAGTGTCTACATCAAATAAAGTTCCTGTACGTACATCTACAGGCTGAACAATAGCCACAGGAGCAAGTACTAGTTGAGCAATCGCCATTCCATTCAGGACAATAAATTCTTCCTGCGATGCGTTTTGTAGGATTACTTTGATGTTCCCTTGGTAGTCACGATCAATAGTTCCGGGTGAATTAAGTACAAATAACCCGTATTTGTACGCCATTCCAGAGCGTGATCGCACTTGCGCTTCATATCCTTCCGGGATTTTAATTGCCCATCCAGTGTCAATCAGTGCTCTTGCACCCGGTTTAATTACAACGCGCTTGTCAATGTAGGCCTTCAGGTCTAACCCACTGGACAAATCTGTTTTACGAATAGGAAGTACGCCTTCTCCTTCTTTTCCATTCCAAATAAACTCAACTTGCAGCATTCGCACTGCTCATTTCTTCAAGTTTTTCAACAAGCTCGCCAATAACGTGGTTTTGAAAGTCAATAAACCACTTGTTTGGAACCTTAACTCCGGATCGCATGGCTGTTGTCAGGTAAGAAATTGCTCCAATGTTCTCACACGTTGTTGTTGTTCCGTTTTTATCTGTAATTACGTAGCCTTTTGAAGGTGTAAGCTCTACAGAAACATCACTATCGCGACCAATACGCAGCATATACATGTTAATTACTCTAACCCTTTCACTTCATCATCTGTCATGTGGTACTTTTCAAACGCACCAGTAGTCACAGGTAGTACTTCTTTCAGTACGTTCCAGCAATCTGTGGCAATTTCCCTGTGTTCTGCCTGTGTGTGTGGTGTCATGCGCACTCTACAGTAATGCATCCAGTCACGCACGGTGCCCTTCATATACAGTCGAGTTCCTACACACATGGGTAATATCAACCTAGCAGACTCTAGGGCAACGCCGCTATCTACAAGGTCCTGATATGTACGCACTGAGTAAAGAACGGATGCCAATGCCTTGTTATCCATAGAAAATTGCATTTCAGGGTCTGTGTAAGGCAAACTACTTTGCCTATTGCTGGCACCCTTCTTACGCATCTTTGGTAAATCCATTTCAATCTTAGATGGATCAGCATAACGTTGGCTGAATTCTTGAAAATGAAAGCTTCTATGGCGAAGTATTTGAGCTGACACAGCTCTGGACGTATAAATCTCCATAACTACGTCAACCATTTCAAACACAGACCAGTGTCCATGTTTCATGCAGTAGGTTAATAACCGCTCATACTCTGGATTGTCTTGATTGTCAGAGGATACACGTGCAACGTGAATCATAAACTGTTCTGCATCGGGCTGAATATACTTAAGTGTTGCTGCCATCTCTTCTCCCATACCCCAGACGGGACTCGAACCCGTACACCTTGCGGTAACAGATTTTAAGTCTGTCGTGTCTACCATTCCACCACCGGGGCCTGACCTATTATACCGTAGGTAATTATGATAGAATATGGGCAAGACGCGATGAAAACTTAAAAGTCCGCCCATCATGCCTAGAGAATTTTAAGTCGAGCGAATTATAAGCCCCTTCACAGAGGGGTTTATTCTTTTTTGACTTCTTCTATTTCAATGTTAGGTAATTTACTGAGTTGCCATAGTGTGTAGTACTTAGCAAACTCAGCCTTTTCCATACCTTCTGGATCTACGTCTTTAATGCGTAGCCATTCACGCATTTCCCTATAGCGTATATACGCCATAAGGGTCTCATACACATAGATGCATGCTGACGTAGCTGCAATGCCAAGTAGAAATCCATAGATCAATCTGTAACCTCTGCTACTGCAGTCACTTTTTTGCGCTTAGTACCACCAAAGTATTCGTAAGATCCCATTGTTTTCATTACTTCTACATTTAGCGTTGATGGAGACCTGTCTGTTTTTACGTGTACTAATCGTCGTCCGTACTTATCTGCTTTTTGTAGTACTTGAATGCTAAATCGTTCAGCTGTATTTTGCCTTGATGTAAACCATTCTTTTGCTGTTTCCGCAGCTGCCTTACCTTCTTCAGTGTTTTTCTCTGGTGTATCCACGCCAAAGAGACGACAGTGCTGATCCACAAGCCAGATACCAAAGCCAAGATCAATATCGCAAACGAAAGTATCTCCGTCGATGAGTCGCTTAAAACGAATGCCATATTCATACATTAACGATGCCTAGCCGCCTTCTTTGCAATAGTTTTAGGTTGTGCTACGAACTGTTTACCTGCGCGGTTACCAGCTGCTTTTGCTCTATTGGTGGCTGCTACCTCGCCCTTTGTTAATGAACCCCAAGCCTTATCTGGTAAGTACCGCTTCTTGCCTTCACTGGGAGTGCCATCACTAGTACGCCACTTTTGGTCTGTCCATTTAGCTAGACTATTATCACTAGTCTTAGGGCCAACATATGTGCCACCAGATTTCTTGTATTGCTGTGTAGCAAGCTGTGCTTTACGAGCAGACCATTCGCCGGGATCGCCACCTTTAGTCCCAGCTTTTACACTAGCGACGATGCGTTTCCATTTAGCTGGATCTCTTTTGGTTGCTGTAGCCATACGCCATTATAACCAAAAAAAGCCAACGTAGGAGTCGTTGGCTTTCTTTGTATGCAGAGTTTGCGTATGTCGGGCAGTAAGCTGGAGTCTTCTGCTTTCTATACATGCTCACCTTTCAGTGGCACGTTAGTATAACATATTACTGTCCTACTTTTTCTTGGCCTTTGCAGCAGCTTGTCGCCTATTATATTGATAAGTGTTTTCATTTTCCTTGTACGCTGCAAATCCTTGTGGATCATAATTTCCACCAAGCGCTGTATGCCCATATGCATTTTGCTTATACTGTTTGTCTGCTGCATCAATCTTCTTGCGCAGCTCTGATGTTCGGTCAATACTTTTCATAAGACCAGCAACTTGGTCACGGCCATAAGCCTTTTTACTACCTGTGGCCATTTGTTTCTGCAAATCAGCGATATTGTCTTTTGGCATAACGTTTACCTCAGCGTAAGTGTACACCAACATAGCATGGCAAAGCCACCGTACCGGAGAAAGAGAAAGGACGATACGGCGGCTTCACACCTGCCGAACGTTTGCATGCATAGCAGGTACAAGGATACTACCGTAAGTAATAGTATGTGTCAAGACGAGCTGTAGTAGGTGGGGAGATTATTTCTGTGTCGGGAGAAGTTATTTGGAAGAAAGAGTTTATGGGTAGTGGTGGCCCCAACGGGTCGGATAGGAGGGGGGCAGGGGCTTGCCGGGTG